TCTAAAGAAATACCTAATTCAGGTGTAAAAACACATTCTTTATTGTGTGGGTATTTTGATAATTTATATCTTTCAATAGCTATACCTTCACCTAACTCAGTACCACCGTATTTTATAGGTACTTTACTTGCTTCAGTAATACCTGCATCAATCCATACAACATTTGTTTTACCCCATTTGTTGTTATATGCTTGTTCTGCAAAATAAAGTTTTGTATGGCATAAAACCTCACATCGATGGTAATATCTATATTCAGGGTTAACATATTTTTCTTTCTTTTCTAATATTGTGTTATAATGTCTATATGTAGATAAATCATGAACCCGTATTTCATATTCAGGTAATACACCGTGATTATATGTTTGTAAAAATTCGCGAATAAAATGCTCTGTTTCCTGATCTGTATAAATTATTATAGGTAAGTTAAAGTTTAAGATATTGATCAATGAAGGAAAATATGTTATTACCGGATACCCCCTACCACCTATAGGTTGTGTATACTTTACATGATAGAGGCATGTTACTAATACCGTATTGTTCATAGAAAATATTTAAAAAATAAACTTGAAAATAAAAGGAAAATAGTTAATATAATCGTATGTCCAATAATAAAGGGTACGACTGGTTAGGCGATGTTAAAGATGAGCTTCAAGGAGAGAAAGATACACAAGCAAAATCTATTCTCGGTAATACATGGGCTGATACTTATGTACCACCAATCAGAACATATGATTCTGACTTGCGTGTTGATGATAATTATATAAATTCGTTACCTGATCTACAAAACGGTCCGAGTAGTTTAATTCAAGGTGCTGCTGTAGAAATTCAGCAAGTTGGTATACATAATTTTAGATTACCGTTACTCTACCATTGTAGAGATGGGGGAAATATAACTCTCGAAACCAGTGTTACCGGTACGGTTAGCCTCGAAGCTCATAAGAAAGGTATTAATATGAGCCGTATAATGCGTAGTTTTTACGATTATAAAGATAAGATCTTTAATATTGATATTATTGAAGAGGTTCTCAATCATTATAAAGGTAAACTTAACGCATTTGATGCACGTATCATGATGAAGATAAGTTATCCTATTATCCAACGTAGTTTACGCAGTGATAATAAAGGTTATCAATATTATGATGTAACTCTTGAAGGTGATCTTGATGCAAATGGTAGTTTTAAGAAATATTTGCATTTTGACTTTGTATATAGTTCAGCATGCCCTTGTTCGTATGAATTAAGTCAACATGCTGAAAAATATCGTAATAGAGCTGTGGTGCCTCATAGTCAGCGTAGTGTGGCACGTATAAGTGTTCAGTTCGATAAGATGGTTTGGATAGAAGATCTTCATGATCACTGCTTAGATGCACTTAGAACTGAAACACAAGTTGTTGTAAAACGTGAAGATGAACAAGCTTTTGCTGAGCTTAATGGATCATACCTTAAATTTGTTGAAGATGCAGTACGACTTTTATATGCTAAACTAAATGATGATTCTCGGATAAATGATTTTAAGATTGTTGCATCTCATCAAGAAAGTCTTCACAGTCATGATGCTATAGCAGTTATTGTAAAAGGTATACCTAACGGGTTTAGACCTGGTGTACCTCGTGAAGTGTATAATAGCTTGATTCATGTACCTCGATAAATACAATTATGGGATACGCATTTGAAAATAAGATATTAAACGTCAGTCAAAGTAAACAAGCTGCTTTGTTGGGTCCAGCAAAGACTGCTGCAGCTAAACCCGATACAGGGGTTACTGTTACTAAACGTTCAGCGTATTTTGTAATTAGAGATTGTGCCAAAATTACCGAAAAATACCTTATTCACTACATATGGGGTGAGTTAAAGAACCCTATTGATAAATTAGAAGGTATTTTTACAAAAGCTGAGATCGAAGATTTCTTATCTAGATCAAAACGTGATATTGAAACACAACAATTGTGTACTCTTATTGTTGAAGATATAAAAAAGAAAAACAAACTTGAATCTACAACTATTGTTAAACAACCAACTAAAGTTGTCAATAATACCTTAGATTTTACAGAATTTGATAATGAAAAAATCTATGGTGATTACGATACAGACACCAGTAAAGATGATGTAATAGATATACCACTCGAGGTTTTACCTGAAAAAGAGAAAACATTGTTCGAACTGTTCCTTGAAGCTTTCAAACCTAAATCATAAATAGATTTATGAGTGATAATACTGATAGCTTTGACATGGAATTACCTGATATTCCTATACCGGGTGAGCAAATTAATGCGGATATTGAAGATACTATACCTGTTGGTTTTAAATTTTGCTTTGTCGGTGCAGGGCAAGGTGGTTCTCGTATTGCAGAAACGTTTTATAAGCTCGGTTATAAACGTGCATGCGTTATAAACACAGCTGAACAGGATTTAGCAACAATCGAAGTTCCTAATAAACTTAAAATTGGTGATTCTTCAGGTGCAGGAAAAAATAGAAACGTTGCAAAACAGGTTATTACCAATAATAAAGAAGACGTATTAGATCTTTTTAGGAAATCGTTTGGTGGTAACTTTGATAGAGTCTTTATATGTGCAGGAGCTGGTGGTGGTACGGGGTCAGGTACTGCAGCTGAATTAGTTCAAATAGCAAAAGACTATCAAGACTCGGTTAAATCTACTACTAATAAAGTAGGCGTATTTTTAGCATTACCAAAAAACACTGAAGGTAAGAAATGTGCTGAAAATGCATACGAAACCTTAAATGAGGTGTTAAAATTAGTGGATGACGGTATTGTTTCACCTCTTATTATAATTGATAATGAAAAAATTAATACAATATACCCAAGACTTAGTATCAACCAGTTCTGGTCAACGTCTAATAATAGCGTTTGTAGTTTGTTTAATTTATTTAATACTATTATAACAAAAAATAGTAGCTATACATCGTTTGACAATAAAGACTACAAGACAGTATTAGATAGTGGTGTTATAGTTTTCGGTGCAACTCAAGTCACCCAATGGTCGGATGGTACAAATATATCAAAAGCTATGAGAGATAATCTTAAAAAGAACATTCTTTCTGGTGATATAGACCTTTCAACCGGTACAGTTGCAGCAGCAGTTGTCGTAGGTGATTCATCTGCATTAGAAAATATACCTCAGGAATATCTTGACCAGGCATTTGAACAGTTGACAAGAATGCTAAAAACTAATTCTACTGTACATCAAGGTATTTACCGTGGAAATAAATCAGGGTTGAGTATATTTACAGCAATAGGCGGTTTAGGTAAACCTACCGCAAAATTAAATGAATTGAAAAAGCTTTTTAGCTAATATTAAAGTCTTTATTAATATCGATTAGCTTATTTAAGCCAGAAAGAAATTCTTTACCCAAAAGTACGGGTTCACTATTTTCAGTGCGATCACTAATAGTGAATTTTACATTTGGGTATTCTTTTTCCCCTAATTTAATATTGAAATGCATTATTGGTCTTTCTTCTTTAATACCAGACCCTATATTAACCGTTGCGTTATCTAATATTTTTTTCTTTACACGTTTACCTTCTATAGTATCAAATTCAACTTCATCACCGTTTTTAGATATATTGATACCATGTAGCACGTTAAAAGCATTATTACCTGTATCTACTTTGCATACCGTGTCACCTATACCATCTATATAAATTTTTTCTGTATTACCCAATACATTATCGTTGGTATATTCAAGCATTATATTATTAAGTGTTTCGTTAAATGTGTTCATAACATAGTTTTAAATGTGTTATCAAATAATATTTCTTTTCTGACTTTTCTACAAAGAACTATCATATTTGCTAATGCTTTGCGTGATTTACGTGCTGCTAATTTACTACCTTTATCATAAAACTTTTGATAATTATCAATAAACACGTTAAAATTGTCAATTAACAAATCACAAGCTTTATCAGATGGTAATAATTTATTCATATATATTTAATGTAACCTTTAGTATCTTCGGTTAAATCGTATTTAACCACATCGATTACAGGTATCCATTTATAGTTTATATGCTCATTACTTAATGCTATTTTTGTTTGATTGGTTTTACCTTTATACAAATATAAAGTGTTTAATTTTCTATATAAACGGTGGGTAAAGGTTTTTAAATCTGTTTCTTCTCTTACTTCTCTAACCAACCCTTCTGAAGGTGTTTCAGTAGTTTTTACATGACCACCAGGTAAATGCCATTTGTTGTTTTCTTTCTGTAAAAGCAACACCCTTCCTTTATTGTATAGGAATATTTTTGCAACGTATTTTGAATCACCTTTAGACATGAAATAATTTTCAAAACTCATATTATTTATTTTTCCAATTTACTCGTTTTGAACTTGTTTTTTTATACATTTTATTTTTTATAGATCTACAAGCCTGTTTAGTAGGTCTACATGCAGGGTAACTACCACCTTTCTTTTTAGAAGCTCTTCCACATGGACCACCTGTTTTACAATTTACCCAGCCATGGTAAGTTTTACCCGTTTTAGGGTCTCTTGCTTTTCTTTTAAACCATTGATGTAAATTATCCGATGCTTCGCAATAACTTTTAAATGTTTCCATATTATTTTTTCTTTTTCCAAATTTTACCTTTTCTACACTTTACCATAGCTGCAGATCTATAAGCAGATGTTTTGGTTCCATATGCTTGAACAGCTCTATGGTAACATCTATCTTTCTTTTCTTGTAAAATTTTATTTACCAACCTATCAAAATTAGTTTGTTCTAATGTTGTATAATCTATATTCATATACTTGTTCAAATGTATTTATTGTATTCATTGTAAATTAGCATTTCCATCTCCTACGGGCTGCACAACCTCTTGTTTTTTTACCTGCACACCCACCAGCTGGAATCCACGCACTTGATCTTGCACAAAAACTCTTTCTTCTTTTAGAGGCTTTAGATCCTTTTTTAACTTTACCTGTAACCGGTGCTTTAAGTTTACTACCAGTCGCTCTATTATACTTAGCTCTACCTTTTGCCGTTAAACCTGCACCTTTGCTTACAGGCAATTTTTCTCCACGTTTTACCGATAATGATGGTCCACGTTTTTCTAAAATTGAATGTGCTATATCACTACCACCTATAAACTTTAATAGCATATCGAAATTCATACATATATTTATATTAAATAAATGCATGACATCAGATAATCATCAAATTTTTAGACTTTATGAAAATGTAGCTAATTTAGGTCCAGCTGCAGAGTCACCTGTAGGTCCAAGTAATAATGAACAAGTGTTAATTAATGTACCATCGGGTTTTGCTGTAAAAGATGATAACTATGATGATAGACGCAAAGATATGGTGAAGTCAAATCTTTTATCGTTAGCAAAAAATATACGTAGTATAGCTGAAGATTTCAAAAAACTTGATGATGTACCACCTTGGGTCCAAGAAAAATTAGCAGTTAGTGCACAATCAGTGCAAGATATTTCTGATTATTACGATAGTAGAACAACTTAATATTATCGTTTGTCTTCGAATTTAAAATTAAAATAATCTATTTCAGTTTTTGCTTTTTTGGTGACAAAATCTATTAGTTCATCTGTATACCATAACGAATAGTGCTCTTTGGCTTTTTCTGTTATTTCCGGTAATATATATGAATGACTATCTGATACATTAAGCTTAGGTAACGTCGAAACAGGTAACCCCACATTAATACACACTTTATTAAAATCTTCTTGTAAATTTTCAAATCTACCAACAAAATCCATTATAAATTCACCTTTATATGTCAAAAAATCCCATTGTGTATGATCGTAACCCCAAGCACCCATAACATGTTGTTTAAATGTATAAGCGCGAGCAGATTTTTCTCTAATACCTTCAGGTAAATTAGAATAGTAACTATGTTGCATACTATACTTGTAACCTGCAACTAACCCGTCGTATGTGTTTCTTACAAAAGCAAATTTATAATATTCATTAAAATTTATTTTAGGGTATATTACATTAAACTGATCAAAAGTAATATGACTATTACCAACATCCATTGGTAGTATATTGTAAGGTGCTCTATATAATTTATCAGCACACCAGTTTATTAACATACGCTGATCAACCTGTCTATATTCGCTAAATGCAGCGTAAATGGAATGACCACCCGTTTTAAATAAGTGCTGGAAAATTGTTTTATTGTAAAAATCAAACCACATATAATTTATATACATGGTTGATACAATTTTTCAATCTTACTCTGTATATGTCGACATAAATGCCTTTAATTTATCGAAAATTTCCCGTGCGTTATTTTTATTGATATCTGCATTTAATACTTCGATTGGCATTTTATTTGGATCAATATCTAATGTAAGTGCTTTTCTTAGTAAACGAATTAATTCAACCTCACCTTCAGATGTTAATTTTTCTGTTTCTTCTTGCTCAGGTGGGGTAGCTTCTGGTTGCGGTTGTTGTTGTGCTTGAGCTGTTTGGGCTGCTGTGGGGTCTAATGCAGCATCTTGCGCTACTGCAGCGTTAGGGTCGTCAGCAGTTTGTTCATCTAACTTATAACTATTAATGAGTTTTTTAAATTTTGTCTCGTGGATAGGTGTAACAATTTTTTCAATTTTTTTACCCTCTACACCAATAATTGATTTAAATCTCATATTATACGCCTCCCTTTTTCATTTTTGCTGCAGCTGCAGTTAATCTTGTTGATAAAGCATTTAATACATCACCGTATGCTTTTTGTATTTTTTTGACTGGGTTACCCATTAAACCACCTGTGAGAGTATTTAGCATCCCACCTTTTGCTTTACCTTGAGCCATTGTATAAGCAGTGTTTATTGCATTCACTTCATTTGGTGTTAAAGAAAATTCCTCATCCTCTTCATATTCAACACTTACACATTTACCACATCTTTCAGTTTCTTCCATTATATGGTCAAAAAGAAATCTAAGCACATCTACTTTATAGTTTGTGCTATCCATAATTTCTCTAACTTCTTTAGCAATATTAATCAACCTATCAATCTCTTCTTGATCAAGATTTTCCGATATAACCGGGGTGTTTAAATGCTTCTTATATCTTTGTTGAAGCGTTTGTTGGAACTTCATACTATTATTTATACAATATCTGTTTACTTTTTACTGTTGTAAAATAGTCTTTAGATAAAAAATTGAGTTCGTATTTTTCAGCAAATTGTTTTGCTTTTTTAAACCAACCGTATTTAGATTGTTTGTTTTTAGCCAATAGTTGAATTTTATTAACTAATATTTTTATTTCATCGTTATTATGTTTCAATTCACTCTCAATGTATAATAATGGTAATTTACCGGTAAATATACATAACGGTAACATTTTTGTATATGTTACCATTGCACTTTTAAAAAACTTTACCATTACATTTTTATCAAAAAAACAGTCAAACCATCCATATTCATTATCTTCACAGTTATAGTATAACACTACCTTATTTTTAGTATTATACTTTATAGTTTTTTCGCATAGTTGATGTACTAGTCTTGAATGAACAAACTTCTTAACGACGTGTTTTGATAAATTTATATCAATATTATACGAATTTAAATCATTAATCGTAATAATACTAATATCTCTTATAACTTGATTTACACAGATTAAACAAATACCATGGTCATCTAAATCTAAAACCTGGGATAAATTATCCATACCATATTATTCATGTATTTAATGTTTTTTTCAACTTAGGAATACGTAGATTAATAATTCCATTATAAAAATCTTCTCTCAATAACACTTTATGCTCAAATTGCAGTCTAGCTTCATGATACGCTAGTTCCCATTTACTTGTACAAAACATTATAATTTGAAACTTGAACTTATCTTTACCGTATTTTTGTATATCACCGTTAACCTCGTTACTTGAACTGGTGTAGTTTTTCCAATCAGTTTCTATTTCTTCACATCTTTTATTTTTTCTACCTTTAAGCGGTGGTCTTTTTTTAATAGTCTTCATCTGTTTTTTACCAATATACATTTTATTAGTAACTGTATTGGTAATTAAATAGATAAAACCATACTGCGTACTAATAAATTGATTATCAGGATTAAAACAACAAATTTCCCAATGACCTAAATCCATGTACTCACTTATTAGAAATATGTAAATGTTCTACGCTGTATTGGTATAATTGTTTTTCTCTTACCTTTTTTCTTACTTTTTTTCTTTATTTGTTTTGCACCTAACACTTTAGGTATTCTATAATCACCTGGTGCATATGTATCACCGGTATATAATTCATTACCACCTGAACCAATGTTAACATTACCATTGGAAAATACAGATCCTGTACCACCAGCTACATTATCTTCCATTATTTTAGTGTATAACTGATCAAATGTTTTCATAATGAACTACTATTTGTTTGGTATGGTAACATAGTCATATTCATATTTACTCTCCCAACATTGTATTTGGGAACTACTTTTCTATTACCAGGTTTAATATATTGTTTTTTACGTTTTGCTATTTTATTTGCTGTGTTAGATCCAGGTATTGGTAAAAGTTCTGGTGCTGATTGAAATGTAGTCATTGGAAAATCACCAAAATTGTTACCTTGTATAACAGCACTTTGATTTGTTTCATTTTTCAAGTTTTCTGGTGGTATTGATTTATCTAACCATGATTTAATTTTTTTATCTAATGGTTTTACTCTAATAATTTGGCTCCATTCAGGTCGCGGTGGTGGTAATGGTTGTAAACCATTAATTTCTCTTCGTATTTTTTCAAATTCGTAATCCGACATGTTAAATATTGGATTTCCACGTGAGTCAATTATTACTTCGCCTTTAATATCTAATAATGGGTAATGTTTACTTTCTGTTTGCAGATAATAATATTGTGAAAAGTTCATAATTTTACAGTTGATTTCCCAATTAATTGTCCTTTATAATATTTATAGAAGAAAAGATTAAAACTATCTCTATGATATCTGGAAAAGAGCTGCTCGAAAAATATATTACCGAATTAGATGCGGATGTTAAGATAGATCAGTTTAATCTCAAAGAAGTTCAATTGGCATTACCTGGTATAAAACATAAATGGTCGGGAAGGTTGGTGAGACATAAAATTGATCTTAATGAGCTAAATTTAAAAAGATCTCTCAAACTTACAGAAATAGTAAATCAAATAGAATACCAATCACCAGCACCGTTACCTAAACCTATTATAGAAAAAAATGCATTAAAACATAGCGCACTATTTGAAATTGATACACAAATAACATATACTAAACTTATTATCGAATTTCTTGAAAAGACTGAAAAGACTTTGTCAAGTATGACCTTCGATATATCAAACATAGTAAAAATAATTACAATTGAAACTACATGATTGAGTTTAGCTACGATCAAGGGAATAAACGTGCAGTAATTACCGGTGATGATGATGTTGTAGCACGGGTAAGAGAATATTTTTCGTACGAAAACCCTGGTGCTAAATTTGCTCGTAGAATAGGTAGATTTATACCTGAGAGAACCTATTTAATTACACCTACATGTAGGTTTGATGAAGGTTTAACATATACAATAAAAGATTATATTGAAAAAGAGTTTAATGGTGTATCAATTAGTGTTTCTCAAGAACTTGAAACTAGGTTAAACCCCAAATTTATAGATAATCTTTCAACTGAATTGACTTTAAAGTTGCGTGATTATCAGAAAGATATTGTTAATTCTTGTCTTCAACATGGTAGAGGAGTTGTGTTATTGGCTACCGCAGGTGGCAAAACTTTAACATTTGCTACACTGCTTGAAAATCTATATCAGCTTATAGATAAAAAAGATATATGGAAGGTACTTGTAGTTGTTCCAGATTTAGGTCTTGTAAATCAAACGTACGATGATTTTGTGAAGTATGGTGTAAACTTTACGTTTTCAAAATGGACTGGTAACAATGAGTTAAATTTAGGTTCAAACGTAATTATTGCTAATTTAGGTATTTTACAAAGTAAAAATACCGATACTGAATGGATAAAATATGTCGATACTCTTATTATAGATGAGGTGCATAAATTACGTAAAGATAATAAGATTAACAAATTAATAAAATCAGTTAAAACAGTCCACAAGTTTGGATTTACAGGTACATTGCCTGAAGAATTACCTGATCAATATAACATAATAGGTAAAATTGGCTCGGTGTTGTATGAAAAACGTAGTTACGAATTACGAGATGATAAGTATATAACTACTGCTGAAGCATTAATTTTTAATATTTCATATAATATATTACCAAATTATGGTTCTATGGATTTGGTAGACCCGGGAGTGTGGTATAGAGCTGAACAAGAATTTATTACCGGTAATATATTTAGAAATCAGCTTATTGGTAAGTTTTGTAACGGTATTAAAAATAATACTCTTATACTTGTAGATTTAATTAAACATGGCGAAACAATATTTTCCACACTTAAGGAAATGTGCCCATCTAAACAGGTGTTTTTTATACAAGGTGAAGTTGAAGTAAGTGAACGAGATAAAGTTAAACAAATGATGGAGCAGCAAGATAATATCATTTGTATAGCAATAAGTAAAATATTTAGTACCGGTATTAGTATTAATAACATACACTACATTATATTTGCAAGCGGTGGTAAAGCGAAAGTTAAAATACTGCAAAGTATCGGTAGGGGTTTACGGTTACATGAAAATAAAAATAAATTAGTGTTAGTTGATATAGCAGATCAGCTTAAATATGGTGGTGACCATTCAGATCGTAGACTTGAATTATATAAAAACGAGCGTATATTAGTTAAGACACACAATTTTCAGGAAAAAATATGATCATAGGATTTACAGGACCGCAGTGCGCTGGTAAAACTACAATTGCAACACAATTGTGTAGTTATCTTACCAACTGTAATTTTGATGTTGTATTTCAACCTGAACAAGTTTTACCTAAAGATTTAACTGATATTACAAGTAAAGAACTTGAGTTAGTTCAATGTATGACGCTGAACCATCATATTAAACCGTTATTAAATCATGCGTATAATACAAAGTTAAAAAGAATTCTTGTTACTGATAGGACAATAATTGATGCATATGTTTACACTAATTTTTTTGCAAAACAACAAACTCTCCCTGAAGAATTATTAAGATATTCAGGTTACCTGGTTAGAAAGTTGGTGCCATACTATTCAGTAATATTTCACTGTGATATTGAAAATATTGATTTGGTGGATGATGGTATTAGATCTACAGATAACACGTTTAGAACAGACATTTCTGTAGAATTTATTAATTATTTAAAGTGTAATAATAAATTTTTAAATAATAATAATGTTAGAATTCTCAGTTTAAGAGGACCACTTGAACAGCGCGTTCAAAAAGCCATTCAATTTTTCGAAGAAATAAAATTTCAAGGTTTTAAACAATTATATGCTAAGTAAAAAACTTCAAAACGGTAAAAAAATTAAACCTAAGGATCGTCCTCATTATGTTAATAGTAAGGAATTTGAAGAAGAGATCAAAGCGTACTACAAAACTGGTGAATGTACAGAAAAACTTTGTGATTCATTATCAAAAATTGCACATGGGTTGAGCTATGCACCTAATTTTATCAATTATTCATATAAAGATGAAATGATAGGTGATGCAATAGTTAAGATGTTCCAAGCATTAAAGAATAAGAAATTTGAGTTAGATGCAAGAGATAGTGAAGGTAATAGTTATAATCCTTTTTCATATTTTACAACAATTGCTTTTCATGCATTTATTAACCGTATAAAAAAGGAGAAAAAACATCAGGAAATTGTTACAGATTATAAACATAAAGTTTATGAAGATATAATGGGTGATAAAGATATAACAAATGGTTGTGTATATGTTAATATAGTGCATGAAGATACACAAGATAACTACAATGCTTCTGTATAAATAATTACATGCGTTGGGGTGTAATTATTTTATTGTTTATACTAGCAGGTTGTTCTACAGTTAGACCTTCAAAGCAAGTCACCACCAATCAAAAAGCAATTGACAAAGAAGATAAAAAAGTAGCTAAAATTTTTAGTGAGTTGGTAGATAATACCACAGATCAAAAAAATCAAACAGCTATATTAATTGCAGGTACACAACGTAGTTTAAATCAAATAACCAACCCACCAATACAAGTAACCACTGCCCAACAATTAAACGAACGGGTAATTAATATTGTTGGTACACCTAATTTAGATGAATTGCAAAAAATTAACAAAATTGTTGATTTGTTGAATTCAACAATTGCAAATGAACGCAAAAAAGGTGAACAATTATTAGTTCAGCGTGATAGTCAAATTGTCGAATTACAAAGAGAAAAAACTGGTCTACAAAAACAACATGCTGATCAAATAAGAAATCTTACTGATGTTGCAAAACAGTCGGCAAAAACAGCAGATGAAAATCAAGCTGCATTTGATTCAATGAGTGGGTTTTTTGGTTTAAATGCTGTGTTTTGGGGTTTAAAAAGATTTTTTATAAGTACATTTACATTTTTAATAATTTTTAGTGTACTCTTTATTATATTGAGAATTTTATCAACTGTAAATCCTATAGCAGCAACTATATTTTCAATTTTTGACCTTATCGGTTCAGTGGTTTTAGGTGTTATAAAAGGCTTGACACCTAAAGCATTTGAAATGGCTAAATATACATCAAGCGCAGTAACGCAAAGCTACAAACAAACACTTATTAAAATTATAGATACAATTGAAACTTTAAAACAAAAGCAAAAAGACAACCCGTCTGTAAAATATGAACTCGATCAAGTTCTTAATAAATTAAGTCAGAATATGAATGATAGCAATAAAACTATAATTGATAATATTTTGGTGGAAGAAAAGTGGAGACACCGTTAACTGTTGTATTCACTTATATCGTTCCAAACTGTATAAAAACTTTTTGTAAATGTACCATCGGTGGTGCAAGGGTTTGGTGGATTATGGGGTACATTATGTGACCAATCTGAAAATTCTAAAAATTTAGGTCTAAATAATGAGTAATATAATGATAAAATTGGCTCTTCAGTGAATAATGTATTATATTCGTAGTTCAATAAAAAGTTTAAATGATCATAATAAAAATGATTCAAATGATCTATTTTAGAGCGAGTTACACCAATAATACCACCTATAATCTGTTTGGTGAAAATACCTATAGGGTCATGCTTACCTTTATCAGTTGGTTGTCTTGAATATGTACTCACACCCGGTGTATAAACCGGGGATAATTTATAAACTTTATTGTTTTCACCTAAACTCCATTCACAATTTGGATCAATATAATCTTTTAAATTATTTTTAAACACGTAAATTGCTTGTACCCATTGTAAATTGCTATCATACCAATTATTTTTATGACCAACTAAAAATATATCATTAGTTGATAACAATTTCTTAAAGCCTTCACCAATTGATGGTTTGAACATTGTTGAAGTACTATGTGGATAAAATTGAGTATAATTGTGGCCACCACCGTTAATTTCCATACCACCGTAACATCTAGGATTTAGACCCCAATGAGTTATACCTGCATCTAACCAAATTACACTACCAAGATCAGGGTACTTATCAAAGACCTTCTTTAAAAATATAACCTTCGAATGACAAATTGTTTCATTACGAGTCCAATAAAACCCGTTTGGATTGTTAACTTTATCGCTGTTTATTTTTTCTAACGATTTTACTCTATTGCTTATAATTAAATCCAAATATGGGTGTGATCTCAATTCGTGCTGTATTATTTCAGCATCTAATTTATCGTTTAGGTTTGTTTTAAACTCAGAAATTATGTTGTTTATTTTTACAACAGTGTTGTTATCTGTATTGCAAAAAATTGTAACCGGTAACCCCATGTTAAATATGTTAAATAAAGTCCACTTATAATATTCTTCAGGCCAACTTCTACCACCCAATTCACTTTCCCTGTGAGAATGATATACACTAGTGACGATTCTTATGTTGGAATTAACCATAATAGTATTTAAAATATCATTATAAATTTACAATATGATTTTTAAAAATAAACGGATTGCTATAATTTCTGATTTACATCTTGGAGCTCATCAAAATAATCCATCCTGGCATACAATTGCTATAAATTATGCTACGTGGTTGAAAGATATATTAAATCAAAATAGTATAGAAGATATTATGTTTTGCGGAGATTGGTTTCATCATCGTGATGAAATTAATGTATCTACATTAGACGTGTCATCAAAAATATTAAGCATATTAGATGGGTTTAATATAGTCATGATACCAGGTAATCATGACTGTTACTTAAAGCATGACGCATCAATAAATTCGTTATCTGTATTTAAAGGTAAATCGAATGTAACTGTTTTAGATGAGTTATATTCAGCAACAATACACGGTAGAAGAGTATCGTTTGCACCTTGGGGTTGTTCTGTAACAAATATACCTGAAAGTGATATAGTATTTGGTCATTTTGAATTAGCTAATTTCCAAATTAATAATTTCAAAATATGCGACCATGGTGAAGACTATAATCAATTACTTAACAATGCAAGAATAACATTTACTGGTCATTTCCATTTAAATCAGGAGCGTGTATTTGATAATGGTAAAATTATCTATGTAGGCAATACATTTCAAATGGATTTTGGTGATGCGGAAAGAAAGAAATATGTTTATATTTACAATTTTGTGGATAATTCATATGAAACAATAGAGAATACTGTTTCACCTAGACATTATCTTGTTAAATTAAGTGAGATACAAGGTGACAATATAGACAAGACAATACAAAACATTGTTACAAACAATATTGTACGTTTATGTGTAGATAAAAAATTACCACCTGATAACATTAATAAAATATCTACTAAATTATCACAACTTAAACCATTAGGGTTTAGTGTAGATTATAAACTAGATATTGATAAAATTGATATTAACGCAAACCAGGATACTCATCTTCAAAGTATAGATATACCTACAATGATTGATGAGTTTATTAATTTAATGGAGATAGATAATAAACCTGAAGTGCGTAAATATGTTAATAATTTATATAAGGAATGTTTAAAATGAATAAAACCGGTTTTTTAATTTATCACGATAGTAATAAACAAAATTGCACTAAATTAGTAGATCTACTTTCAACGGTAAATAATTCATATACCGTTGTAACTAATGATTTAAACACTAATAACTTTAAATGCGATACAAAAATTTATAGAGCTGATAAAAAGTATTTTTCAGCTTGTGTAAATGATGGTTTAAGAGAACTTAGTAAAAATAATTGCGAGCATATTTTTATTATACGTGATAATGTTGAATTATTAGATACAAATTTTGTAAATGAGTATGTAAAATGCTTTGAAAATACCGGTATACACATTTTATTCAATGTAGATGCCGAACGAGTTATTTTAGATTATAAAGATTGTTCGGTAAAAGTAACAGATCGTTTTTCGAAACATTTTGTATATTTAAATTTGAAGTGTATAAAGGAAATAGGTTATTTTGACGAAAAATATCAGGATTCATTCGAAGCATTAGACTATTATTATAGGTTATATAATAAGGGTTTAAGTACACCTGTGAGTTACTTTACATCACCTAACATTAATAAGTTCAATGTAATTGAGCAACCTACAACCACCCCGTTTGAAGAAGATATAATGTTAAGAGGGCTTAAACTGTTCAAACTCAAGTATAATTACACCCCTGTTGATTTACCTCTGTTAACAATGACTGAAGCATCACAGGTATATCAAAAACTTTTTACTAGATTTGCTAAAAATAATACGGTATAATTTACAAAATGAAACACATTTACTTTAATCGTATATCGATTAAAAACTTTCTTTCTATAGGTACTGAACCTGTTAGTGTTGAATTCAACAAAGGTTTACACATTATTACAGGTTACAATAAAGATAAAGAGGATAGACGCAATGCAGTCGGTAAAACCACTATATTAGATGCTATTAACTTTGCTGTATTTGGTAATACAGTGAGGGATCTTAAAAAAGATTTAGTGGTTAATAATATAACCAATGACACATGTGAAGTTGAGCTTAATTTCACTATTGATGATAAATCGGTACGTAACACATATACAGTTATACGTAGAATTAACCCCTCTGAATTATTTTTATATCGTGATGGTGAAAATATTACCATGCACACCATGGCAGGGACTAACAATCTTATTACAGATTTAATATCGTGTAATGAGGAGGTTTTCCAAAATTGTATTATAATGAGTGCAAATTCTTCAACACCATTTATGGCAAAGAAAATGGTTGAGAAGAGAAAATTTATTGAAGGTATTTTTTCGTTAGAAGTTTTTAGTGAAATGCTTTCTAAAGTTAGAGATAATTATAATTCCAATAAAAAAGAATGTGATATAGATTCTGCAAAGTATAATGAAATTAAAACTGCAGTAACAAATTACACCAATCAAAGACAAGGTATTTTAAATGAGCGTCTTTCTAAAAAGAAAGAAAAAGAAAAGACACTTAAGGAAAATAACGAAAAAATACAAAAACTAAAAAATGCAGATAAAACATCAAATGATGATGTTGATATAGAAGGTAGGCAAGATAGAATAAAAGTTTTAAATAAAGCTATTGATGAATTAGATAATAAAATTAATCAGCTTACTATATCTATAACTACATCAAAAACTGAAGTAACCACACTTACAAACAAATACAACTTAATTGGTACAAAGAATGATTTATGTGATGTATGCTTAAGACCAATAGATGTAACCGATAGAGCACACATCAATAAAGAAAAAGATACGTTAAAAGATAAAATAATATCTATAGGTCAATCTTGTAAAACTAATACCGATAAACTACAAGTTTACAAAACACAAAAAGAAAAAGTTAAAAAAGAAATAGAAAAAATTAGTAATGAAATTACTACAATTTCAAAACAATTAGAATCAAAAAAATCACTTTCTACGGCTATTAAAAGCTTAGAGGATTGGAATAAAAATATTGAGAATGAGCTTATAACGTATAATAGTACTTCTACAGACTTTGATGAAGTTATCAACACAACAACAGATAAACTCAATACAGCAAAGACTAAGTTGGATAACTTAAAAGCAACGTTGAGTATGCTTGATGCTGTAAAATATATTGTTTCAGAAGAAGGTGTAAAATCGTTTATAATTAAAAAAGTGCTCGAATTGTTTAATGGTAGAATTGCATATTATCTTAAAAAAATGGATAGCAATTGCACCTGTGTTTTTGATGAGTATTTTGACGAAAAATTTACTAATGAAAAGGGTAAATCGTGTTCATATTTTAATTTTTCAGGTGCTGAACGTAAAGCAATTGATTTAGCATGTCTTTTTACGTTTATGGATGTGCGTAGACTCCAGGGTGGTGTCTCAATTAATATTAGTATATACGATGAATTGCTTGATAGCAGTGTTGATGAACGAGGTATAGAACTTGTTTTAAATATTCTAAAGGAGCGGGTTGAACAAAATAATGAATGCGTGATGGTTATTAGCCATCGTAAAGAAAGTGCAAAATTTGCTACCGGTGAAATCATATGTCTTGAAAAAAGAAATGGTATTACCACCCGTGTGGAATATATAGAATAATACGTTAAGTTTAATTATGTTTACATCGCTCCCGGGTACATCACCATTTGCTGCACCTTTTAAACCTGTATTTGCACAGCAGCAACCCACGCCTGGTGTTATACCTCACAGTGAGCGTTTAATACCTATTCAACAATCTGTTCAAGACACTGTTAAAGTTTTTAATTTTTTAGCTGATCACGGTGGTTGTGGTTGTTGGAGATTAATTTGGCCTGAAATGATAATGAATCTCAGAGGTGATTTATTATCTTTTAATGGTATTTTTATGTTACGTGATGAACGATTTTATAGTCAAATGACTACAATCCGTATACAACGTCAAGCTTCACCGCAACAGTTAGAGTTTATTAAATTTTTAAAAGATATACAAAAGAGAAATAAATTCAAAATCGTATATGAAATTGATGATATAACATTTAGAGAAGATATTCCTGATTATAATAGATTTAAAGTAGCGTTCGCTTCAGATGATGTTAGAATAAGTTGTGAAGAAATAATGAATCTATGCGACGAAATTACAGTAACATGTGATTTCATGAAAGATTATTATAAATCTAAAATAGCTAATCAAAACGTTACTGTAATACCTAACTATGTACCTAGATTTTGGATGGGTAATTTTTATAACAAAGAAAAGTTGTTAAAGAATCTAAACGATAATAAAAACAAGCCACGTATTTTATATAATGGTTCAGCTGCACATTTTGACGTTGATAATAGAGTAAAGCAGCATGATGATTTTTACCATGTTAATGAAGCAATTATTAAAACAAGGAAAAAATTTAAGTGGATATTTATCGGTGCTGCATCACAAACTTTAATACCGTATATTAAGTCAGGTGAAATTGAATTTCACCCTTGGTGTAAATTAATGGATTACCCGTATTTTATTGATAAACTCAACGTACAAATGATGGTAGCTCCATTAGCTGATAATACATTTAATAAGTCAAAGAGTGATCTAAAATATCTTGAAGGTGCATGTTACGGTATACCTGTAGCTTGTCAAGATATGGTAACATATAAAAACGCACCTATAAGATTTAAAACTGGTGATGAAATGATAGATCAAATTGACGAAAATTTAAAAGAAGGCAATTATAAGAGACAGGCTACAAATGCTCGCAAAATTGCAGAAAGCCGTTTTTTAGAAAATGAGGGAAATATAATGAAATTTGTTGAGATGTATAAATACCCATACGGGTCAATTGAACGAAAATTTTTAAGTAAAACTTGATGATTTTACAAAAATAACTTATCATAAGTTATCATGAGTTATAGGAGTATAACGTATCATCCTAGAGAAGAGATGATGCGTTTGTATACATGGGATGAAAATGGTAATCGCATTACTGTTGATCATACTTTTCACCCATATCTTTATGTAGAGGTACCCACCGAAAGACAAGGTACTGCAGTTTCTTTGTTTAAAACCCCTTTAAAGAAACTCAATTTTAAATCGCAATATGATAGAAGTAAGTTTATTAAAGATAACAATATAACAAGAGTTTTTGAAAACTTACCGTACTATCAACAATTTTTAATTGATAGGTTTTGGCAAGTTAATGAAACACCAGATTTTTCAAAGTTTCCTATCAAGATGTTATTACTTGATATTGAAACATATTCACCTGACGGATTTCCTGATATTGCAAAAGCAAATCACCCTATCAACGTTATTACTATATATGATAGTTTATCTAAAAAGTTTGTAACATGGGGTATTAAACCTTATAGTGGTATAACCCAAGACCACAACTACATATATTGCCGTACTGAAAAAGATTTGTTAAACAGTTTTTTAACGTATATTGAATCAGACTATCCTGATATTTTAAGTGGTTGGAACTCTGAGTTTTTTGATTTACCATACATTATTAATAGATGTGCAAATATTTTAGGTGAAGATGAAATGCGTAGACTTTCACCTGTAAAAAATGTTTATAGTAGAAATATTTTAGGTAAATTTGGTAGACCACAAATAAGGTGGTATGTTGATGGTGTATCGTTACTTGATTACCTTGATATATATAAAAGGTTTTCACCTGAACGTGAATCCTATAAATTAGATTATATAGGTGAAATTGAAGAAGTTGGTACTAAAGTTAAATTTACCAATACTGATCTTGTAGGTTTAGCTGATAAAGATTGGGAAAAATTTGTCGAGTATAACGTGCAAGACGTGCGATTACTTGTTAAACTTGAAGAAAAACTTCAATACTTAGGTCTTGTTAGAATGCTTGCCTATGTAGGTTTAACTACATTTGAAGCTGCAATGGGTAGTTTGTCGGTTATTAATGGTGCAATGGCGGTTAAAGGTAGATATCGTAATCAAATAATACCTACTTTTATACGTAACGATCCTGATAATACTAATCCAGGTGCATATGTAGGTGAACCTAAACAAGGTTTTCAAAAATATGTATTCTCATTTGACGCTACTAGTCTATATCCTAGTGTGATGATTAGTCTTAATCTATCACCTGAGACTAAAATTGGTAAACTGGTTGGTGTTGAAGATGATAAATATAGTATACAGCTTACTAACGGTAAAACAAAAACAGTTAGTAAAGCTATATACGAAAAATTTATAAAAGACCATGAAATAGCTATTACTAAAGCAAATGTCTTATTTACGCAAAAAGAAAAAGGTATAGTACCGGAAATCGTAGATTATTACTTTGCTAAACGTAATGAGTTTAAGAAAGAGTATATCAATCGGAAAAAATATCTTGCAAGTCTGAAACCTACCGACCCTGAGTATAAGACAGTTTCTGCAGAAGTGCAAAGATTAGGCACCAAACAATTAACTGTTAAGATTTTTATTAATTCAATATACGGTTATTTTGGTAATAAACAGGCACCTATTGGTGATGATGATATTGCCTCATCTATTACACTTACCGGTCAAGGTGTTATTAAACAGAGTAATAGTATTATAACAAACTTTATTAGCAAGAAAGCAAATATACCTATTGAAGTTCTTGAAAAAGATACACCAGTAATTTATAACGATACAGATTCATCTTATATATCAATTAGACATCTTATTGATAAATTAAATATCCCATTTATCGATAAAGATGGTAATGTTAGTCAGCAAGTGTATAGTATTGAGAATGAACTTGTTACGTTTCTTAACAAGGAAATTACAAAGTGGGGTTTAAGTGAATTAAACAGTAAAGACTGTAGATTTTCATTTAAACGTGAATGTATAGGTGATGTCGGTGTTTTTCTACAAAAGAAAAGATATGTATTACATGTTCTTGACGAAGAAGGTGTAAAGAAAGCTAAAACAAAATATGTAGGCGTTGAGGTAGTACGCACTTCAATACCTACTGCACTTAAACCTTTACTTAAAGAGGTTATGGAAATAATGTTAAGTACGCAAGATTATGCAAAAGCTAATCATGCGCTTAAACATGTATATGATACTTTTAAAACACTACCTATTGAAAATGTAGCAACGGTAATGGGTATGAAAAATTACGAAAAGTATGCAGCACAGTGTAATGAGTTCACTGTATGTAAAGGTATGCCTATACACTGCAAAGCTGCATATTATTACAATAAAATACTTGAAAGAGATAAGCTTGATAAAATTTACGAAAAAATAAGCTCAGGGGATAAGGTTAGATTTTTCTATGTTCAAAAACCCAACCAGTTTGGTATTGATGCAATAGCATTTAAATATTCATGGCCTCAAGAACTTTCAAAGTATTTCAAACTTGACTACGATAAGGTTTTTGAAAAAGCAATATTTGCACCAATTGAACGAATGTATGAGGCTGTAGGTTGGAGAGCTCATATACCTAATAAGGCTGTGCAGACAGATTTATTTTCACTCTTAAGTTGATTTTTATTTATTTCAATTATAATAATAATATTATGGAAGAACAAATAAGCATATATGTCGATGGTGCTGGTAGATACATACTTGGTATTGAAATTGCTTCAGACAATGACAATACTATACGTGTTAAAAATCCTGCATTAATTGTAATCAATACCGGTGCAAATGGCCAAATTCAAATTCAAACAATACCTTTTTTCTTTAGAGAGTTAACCGCACCGGGTTGCGACCGGTGTATTTGGGACTTTCCAAAGAATAATTGTGCTAAAGCAACTTCAATTGAATTGAGTGAACAGCTTAAAAAGCAGTATTATAATGCTGTAAACCCACCACAAGCACAAGTGCAACAAGCTAGCGAGCAAATAAAGGTTGTCAAACTTTTTGATGAGTAAATATGGGAACTAAAGAAATAGATATTAACGACGTTTTTGAACGTCTTGATAAACTCAACCCTGAAGCTACTTTTCTTAGTGAAAGTGCTTTATCAAACGTAGATACCTGGTATGATACTGGTTGCTACGCTCTAAATGCCATTGTTAGTGGTAAAATACGCAATGGTGGTGTACCTAAAGGTCGTATCGTAGGGTTTTCTGGAGAATCTGGTGTTGGTAAAACCTTTATTATTAATAAAATTCTTGGTATTGCACAAAATAAACTCGGTTTGATACCAGTTATTTTTGATACTGAGTTCGCTGTCGATAAAGAAAGTGCTATCAATGTTGGGGTTAACCCTGAAAAGACCAAATATGTTCCAGTCTATACTGTTGAGCAATGCAGGAATCAACTATCTACATTTTTAGATAGTGTGGTTGAAAAAGGTCTTCAAGGTAGGTTTATTGTAAGTGTTGACTCACTTGGTAACCTTGCATCTCAAAAAGAAATTGATGATGTTGAAAAGGATAAATCTGCTGCTGATATGGGTCTTCGTGCTAAGACGCTGAAAGCTATGATGCGCCTTATTACCTACAAGGCTGCTGCTGCAGGCACCACTATATTGTTTAGTAACCATGTTTATGGTGATCCTACTGCAATGTACCCATCTTTGGTAAAGAACCAGGCTGGTGGTAGTGGTCCTACATATCTTGCAAGTGTTCTATGTCAAATAGCTGCTTCTAATGAAAAGCAAGATGAAAATAACGAGAATGATGAAATGCTTACAGAAGCACGTAATTACTCTGGTAAAACTTTACGGTTTTTAACTGTAAAAAATCGTTTTATACCTCAGTATTTACAGGCTGAAATTTATCTTAATTTTAAGACAGGTTTAGATAAATACAGTGGTTTGAGGGATATGGCTGTAAATCACGGTGTTCTTATATCCAATGGGCCCACATTTCAGATTGGAATAACATCTGAAGATGGTAAGTATAAACAAGGTGATAAGATTGGGTATTACAAAAATTGGTCTAAAGATATCGATTTTTGGGAGAACTACATTATACCTGAACTCGATAAAAAATTAGCAGTGGCTTATAGGTATGGTGTAAGTAAATAAGTACATGGCTAATATTGGATTTTACGGCTCACATAACGGTGGTATTGCAGTTGAACAGAACGGTAAATATACTGTTGTTGAGTTTGAAAGATTATTTAACGGTAAAAATTTAGGTCTAGCACAATATAAAGTTGCTAGGAATAGAGAGTTGGGTTTAAAGACGGCTCTTTTATATTTACAAAATAATCTTGGTATTGAGTTTCCTGTAGATGTAATGGTTCATAGTAACTCTGAAGTTACACACAATGATATAGTAACAAGCTACAAGGATTTTATACCAGCTACAAAATTAGTAAGAACTTGGCACCACCGTGCCCATGCAGCCTCATCGTATTACCAGTCTAATTTTGATGAGGCTGTTATTATTTCATATGATGGTGGTGGTGATGATGGGTTTTTTAACGTATTTACAGCAAATAGAAAAGACGGTTTATCACATATAGGAAGTCACCATGTTGATATGGGGTTCCCGTACATGATAATAGCTCATTATCTTGAACCGATAAAGCAAGAATGGATAGGTGATGGTAATTTAGTGTATGGTGGTAAGATAATGGGTCTATGTAATTATGGTCAATCAATACCTGCATGGGAAAAACCTATGCGCAAATTCTATATGTCAGCTCCATGTGGTGAAACTTATATAGAAAAAGTAAAAATATTAAGTGCTGAGATAGGTGTACCGTTCAACGAGGGTTTGAGACTCACAGGTGAGATTGCATATAATTTAGCGGCTACGTCGCAAAAAGTTTTTGAAGATATTTTCTTTGAAATAGCGTCACCTTATTTCATTAGATGTAATTATCCAATTATATTAACAGGTGGATGCGCTTTGAATATTTTAGTAAATCAAAAGGTTAAGGAAAAATACCCTAACCGTAAAATATTTGTAGCACCCAATAGTAATGATTGCGGTATTGCGTTAGGGTTTTTACTTGATTACATGAAACCTAAGGACCCTGTAGATGTAACTTATGGGGGACCTGAAGTTTTTGATAGAAATACACTTTCTGATATATACGAATCACGGTATAGTTTTAAAATAACACCTGCAAAAGCAGCTTCTTTATTTGCTGATGGTAAAATAGTGGGTGTAGTACAAGGTGGTTGTGAACACGGACCTAGAGCATTAGGTCATAGAAGTATTATGTGTAACCCTTCGTTTCCTCAAATGAAGGATATATTAAATGCAAAAGTAAAAAATAGAGAATGGTATAGACCTTTTGCACCTGTTGTAAGACTTGAAGAAGTTTCGACGTATTTTGAATGGGAAGGTGAGTGTAGGCATATGTTATTTTGTCCTAAAGTTAAACCTGAATGGAGAGATAAATTATCATCTATCACCCACGTTGATGGTACTGCAAGAGTTCAAACAATTACCCGTGAACAAAATGAATGGTTGTATGATGTTTTAACAGAGTTAAAAAAGCTTGTAGGTCACGGGGTGCTGTTGAATACATCATTTAATGTTGCAGGCAAACCAATATTAAACACATACCGAGATGCACTCGTTGTTTTAGATAAGACGCAAATGGACTTTTTAATATTGGAAGATATTCTTGTACATAAGTCTTGATTTATATTTGAGAATTTTTATAATAAAAATATGACCAACAATGGTGTTGTATTAGGTGTAAGTGGTGGTATGGACTCTTCTGTACTACTTCACAAAACGTTAGAATATTTTGATAATATACATGCAGTGTTTTTTGACTATGGTCAAAGACATATTATAGAAAAGACTTGCGCTGAAATGCAAATTAATCACGTTAGGTCAAAATTGAAACCTAACCAAACGTTACAATTTAAAACAATTGATGTGAGATTTATTAGAGAAATTGCTCCAACGAGTTCGTTAACTAATAATAAAATTGCTACACCTAATGTTAAAAATGTAATGGGAGAGGCTCAACCATTAAGTTACGTACCAAACCGCAACTTGATGTTTTTAAGTATTTTAGCCTCATTAGCTGAAGCAAATAACATAACATCAATATGGCATGGGTCTGCTCAAGCTGATACACTTGCAGGTTATTGGGATTCAAGTAGCGAATTTAGAAATAATTTAAATAACCTACTTTCATTAAATAGAACAATACGAATAACGGTAGATACACCTCTTATATTAATGAGTAAAAAAGACATTGTACTTGAAGGTGTGCGGTTAGGTGTTAATTTCGGTAATACATACACTTGTTATAGCGGTGAAATGGTTTCAGATGCTGAAAGTGTAAGTAGTAGTTTGCGTATTAAAGGGTTTATCGATGCAGGTTATATAGACCCACTTGCTTATAAGCAAGATTTATCCCTAATATGGGAAAAATATAACTGTAAACGTATAGATTAAAGTTCGTCGGGTGATACTGGTTCGTCTTCATCAGATATTTCAGTATCAGTCTCTTCAATTTCTTTTTCTCTAGCTTTTTCTTCAGCTTCGTACTTTTGTTTTTCTTCTGCACGTTGACGTCTGAGTTCAAGCATTTTATTGACAAATTCTTTACGTTTTTCTTCTTCACTCTTACCTGAAGGTAAGAATTTTTTAAGTGGTAAGAACATTTTTAATGTAGATTCTAAATCTTCGTCAGGTTGTTCTTTTGGTTCTTTACCGCCTAATTTTAACTCTTTAGGTGCTTTAGGTATATCATCTTCACTTTCGTCGTCGTTAGATAAGCTAATATCTTTAGTTAGTTCAGGGTCATATTCCATTTCACCGCTTTGTTCATCTGGTATACTAATTTCACCGGGTATTTCTTTTGGGGTTTCTTCACCTGAAAAATATAACTTTAATATATCTAATAATGCTAAACTTGCAACTTTATTTTTTGCATAAACTTCATTAACACCTTTATCTATTAAAAAATTGACAATTTCTTTACCGGTGGCAGGTGTATCCTCTACATACTGCAAGATATCTTGCGTCATCGCATCTAGCGGAGCTTGTTCATACTTGTCACCAAGTGTTAACGTAGTGTTAAAGTTAAACGCTCCTACATCCTCTATAGGTTTACTTCCAATATCTATATCAACATCTTCATCAGGCTCAGCATCTTCATCGGGTTCCTGTTGACCAGTTAATTGATTTTGTAAATCTGCAATTTTTTGTCTCAATTGATCTTCAACACTACCACTTGCTACATATGGTTCTTCTGTTGTTGGCTCATCTATTGTTGGTTCATCTGAAATTGGTTCGTTTTCTGATTCAGAAGCTGCATTTATTGCTGCACGTTTAAGTCTTTGCATCATTTCATAATATGATTCTAAACGTTGTTCCCCTGTTTTAGGGTCGGTTATCATCTGTTTGACACGTTCACCATATTGTTTCTTTCTACCCCTAGCTTCATTAATAGCATTATTAATAGCATGAAAATAACTTTCAAAAATTAAATTATCATCGGAATGAAGCATAAAATTATTTATTGTTTTGTAGTAATTTAATGGTTAAATAACTATAATAAAAGTATGTGCGCAATATTTGGATCGTATAATTTATCACATTTTGTTAGACTTTATTTAACAAATAAATTTAGAGGTAATGTTTCGTTTGGGATAGCTGTGTTATCTAGTGAAACAAATAGATGGGAAATACATAGAACTACAGATTCTGAACAAACACTTAGAATTTTAGAAAAATATGGTCAAAATACCAGATATTACCTCGGTCATATACAAGCTCCTACAGGTTCAGATAGGAATATTAATGAAAATACAATCCATCCTTTTAGCTATAATAATATACATGTAGCACATAACGGTATATTAACCAATTATGAAGATTTGAAGCGTGAATTTAATTGCAATAATATAGATAGTAATGTAGATAGTTCTATTATACCGTATATTATAAATTACTATAAAAGCTTAGGCAAAACAACGCAAGAAGCTATAATTGAAACTTGTAATAAATTAAAAGGTACATTTAGTTTATGGATTATTGATGAAAATAATGATTTATATATTTGTAGGTTAAGTAGCACTTTATTTCACGAAGAAAATTGGTTTTCTTCTGTAAAGTACATGCTCATGGTACCGGTACCAGAAAGAACTTTGTTTAAACTTGATTTAAACAATAATACCTTTTATAATGTAGGGACGTTTGCCGCTGATTCTCATTTCTTTACTCTCGGATCATGAAAAATTTATCGTTAGATTTAGATATTTTTGAAACAACCATATTTTATAAATCATTTACCGATCAAAAATACCTTGCTTCAATTGTAGACTATATTAGACCTCATTACTTCAAAGATAAAGATTTTAAAAACGTTTTCACCATAATAAAAATCTTTTTTGAAAAAAGAAATACGTTACCTTCAAAAACTGAAATTTTAAACTATTGTAACACATCAGAATATAAAGATAGTTTAAAAAATGCACTTAATAAAATTCAAAAAGTCGATAAAAACTTTAACGAAGATGACTTGTACGCAAGTACTGAGCAATTTTTAAAGGAAAAGGCTGTATTCCATACAATGATGGATGTGGTGGATAAGGTAACTAATAACACGGTAAATACAGCAGAGATATTAGAAAAATTTGAGGAGAGTTGCAGTATAAATCTAACCCAGACTTTAGGTATTGATCTCTTCAAAGACATTGGTACAGTAATAAATGATCTTGAAACCATACAACCTGTGATTTCAACGGGTTGGAAATGGTTAGATGAAAGATTAGACGGGGGATGGTTGGCTTCAGGTAGAGCTTTATATTTGTTTGCAGGTGAAACTAATGTTGGTAAATCTATTTTTCTAGGTAACGTAGCAACAAACATAGCCAAACAAGGTAAAACAGTAATTATCATTTCACTTGAAATGAGTGAAATGATTTATGCACGAAGACTTGCATCAAGCATTACCAGTATACCGTTATCTAATCTACGCCATGAAACAGGTTTGTTGAGAGGTAACGTTGAATTGTTTTTCGAAAAATACCCAGGTGGTAAAATACTTATTAAGGAATTTCCACCTAGTACTATAACACCTATACAATTATCAGCTTTTCTTAAAAAGTTACAATCGCAAGGTATTGCTTTTGATGCGGTTGTTTTAGATTATCTTAACTTACTACATTCACCGATAGGTTCAAATAGCAACGAACGTGGTAAATATATAACCGAACAGGTACGTGCATTTACTTATATGTTTAATGCGCCGTTTATATCTGCTACTCAGTTAAATCGTACAGGTTATAATGTTTCAAACCCAGGTGTTGAAACTATCGGTGAGAGTTTAGCAATGGCACAAGCGGTTGATGCAATGATGAGTATTTGGCAAGAAGAAGACGATAGATCTCTAAACATAATACGATTAGGTATGATGAAAAACCGATTTGGATCTAACACCGGTTGTACTCAATTACAAATTAATTACCCTACATTAACTATTACCGAGGAAGATATACCACAATTAGAATCAGTAGCAGCTACAGCTATTAACGCTCTTGACTTGTTAGGTGATAATAGTTGATATCAATAAAAACGTATTTAATTATTTATGATGGATAAGTATTTCGTTTTCACAGATTGTGATCTCGACGGCGCTTGTAGCTATTTATGTGTTAAATGGCTACTTGGGTCCACTCCTCTACCATATAAAGCAACAACAGTCAAAAATTTTAGTACCGATTTTAGTGCATGGTTATCTAAAAATGATATAAATTCATTTAAGAAAATTTTTATATTAGATATTGATGTTTCAAAAAATATAGATCTTGTTGATTACCCTAATGTTATTGTGATTGATCATCATCAATCACATAAACCAAATTATAAAAAAGCAGTTAAAATTGTTAAAACACATACAAGTAATGCTGATTTAGTTAAGCAAACATTACTTAAAAATACTAGTTTAACACCCGAACAACAACATTTAATTGCATTAGTTGACGACTATGATAGTTACACCCTTAAAAATCAAGAATCATTACTTTTAAATTTTCTTTACTGGCAATATCAAGGGGATAGAGTTAAACAGTTTGTGGTGGATTTTGAAAACGGTTTCAAATTGTTTAACGTTCAGCAAAGAAATATCATTTTATTACAACTTAAAAAATTACAAGAACATATACAGACAAATCCAATATACTATTATAAAAACGATAGATATTCAATAGCATCCATGTTTGGTGATTTCAGTATTAACGAACTCGCTGACCATGTTCTTAAAAAAACGCAATGCGATATAGCGTGTATAGTCAACACTCGTTTAAAGCGTATATATTTTAGACGTAAAAAAACATCTAATGTATCACTTTCAACTACCGTTGAAGAAGTAACGGGTGAGAAAGGAGAAGGTCACGATAATGCTTGCGGAGGTACCATAACAGAAAAGTTCTTAGAGTACACCAAGTTGTTATCGGTGTATGAAAAAGACAAATACTAACCCATCTAATAATCTATCAAATGATGAGATGGAGCATATATTTTTAACGTGTTGTTCATACACTTATATTTATTTTAATAAAAAAATAAACTTACCCAACATTTTCCTTAAGGTTATAAGCGATAAACATATATGTGAAGTGTTTCTTAAATGTATGGATTTAGATACACCTTTCCAAGTAGTGCAATATTTTTTAAATTACGATCCCACATTGTATAAGAGCAAATATATCAATATGTTTTTGAATAATAAAAAAAATAAATTGATAGTAGATTCGTTTAAATTATCATATTAATATGACAGAGTTTGAAAAAGATATTTACAATAAATATCTTAAAGTATCTCGTCGAAGTTTAGACAAACCATATAAAACGAGAGTAAATTTCGAAAATTTTGAAAATGAAGAAAATTACATTTATACAAAAAAGCTTGCAATTTTTTTCACAAAATACAACCATATTAAGATTGAAGACTTTTTTCTTGCACCTTACTATATTTATCCAAAATGTGATAAATCGTATGATTTAAAGTTTTATTCATCATATAATGGTGTGAAGGTGTACAACCTTTATGAGAAAAAGCTATTAACAATAAACCCCGATACCGATATTGTATTGCAAAGAACAAAAGACGGTATAAAACATATCATGTCTTTTTGTAAAGAAAATAATTTGAAATACTCTGATTATTTTAATCATATTACCGATAAGGTAAATACATTTTGGGTACATTTAAAGGAAAATAAAATTAGTGTGTATTGTCTTTTTCTTTGCGATAAAATTGATTTAATCTACAGTAGATGCGATAAGGAAATCATTAATTTTATGTTGGGTAATTTAATGCATGATTTTAATCTTTACAGATCCGTTTATTATAACTCTAAAACGACAAAGAAAATAATTTCGGAATTAAAACCTTATTTTTCCATTTGAAATTTTTGGTAAAATATATTAAATATAGATCAATACGTGAGTAGCGTATTGAAAAATAACTAATAAACTAATAAACTAAAAAAACTAAAAATAACTAAAATATATGAATAACATAATAACAGCATCGATGTTTGATAGCATCAAACAAGCATTAGTCAAGAACGAAAACAACAGTGTGGGTAAGTTCATGAAGACAGAAGTAGGTAATACCTACACTGTAAGATTGTTACCTAACATTAAAGATCCAAGCAAAACGTTTTTCCATTACTTTACTTTTGGTTGGACGTCTTATTCAACTGGGCAATATATTAACTTGGTAAGTCCTCAGACGTGGGGTGATCGTGACCCGATCAATGAGTATAGATATAAAATTACCAAGACTGGTTCGCAAGAAGAAAAAGACAAGGCAAGCAAAATTCTTCGCAAAGAGAATTGGCTTGTAAATGTTTATGTCATCAACGATCCTAAGAACCCTGAAAATAATGGTCAGGTAAAACTTCTTAAGTTCGGTCGTCAATTGCATAAGATTATTATGGATGCAATTGAGGGGGAGGATAGCGATTCACTTGGTTCGAGAATCTTTGACCTTAGCGGTAAGGGTTGTGATTTCAAGGTTAAGGTGGATAAGCAAGGTGAATATCCTTCGTATTCATCTTCTAAATTCACAATGCCCAAAGCAATCGAGAATCTTACCGAAAATAAGATTCAGGAGATTTACAATGACACTATTGATCTTGAAAGGGTGTTCACTGTTAAGAGTTACGACGAGCTCACCAAGGTTCTTAATGAGCATTATCATTGCACAGCCACACCTGCTGCAAAGGAGGATGTGAAGGTAAATATTATTGAAGCTGCTACACCTGTAGCTCAGAAGCCAGTTAGTAAAGCAGTTGCAGAAGCTGAAACATCTCTCAATACTCAAGAGGAAGATGATGATATAAGCAAGATTCTTGAGCAGTTGAATAGTTAAATAGTTATATAAATACAGGGGAAGGTGTACACCTTCCCCATTTTTTTATGTCTGCAAATAATGTAAAAGAAGATTTAGAATTGATTGCAGCATTAACTGCAAGCACAGCGGGGTTTATTAAAAACAACGTTAATGGTATGATGGTTGGTGATAGTAAATTTATTAAAACTGATATCCAACCACGTGATATTATTGAAAAAGCAAAAGCTAATTTAGTTAAAGAGCATATTAGGGTTGTACCTGCTCAACAAGTACAACCACAATTACCTCGATCGCAACCAGTTCAATACCCTGTAGTAGAACAACCTTCACCGGTTAATACACCACAAACACCGGTGAATGATTCTAATCAAATGATGTTTAATTTCGATAATTCACCTACAGCACAAAATATATATTATAAACTCAATACAATTATTGAACGTTTAGATAAATTAAATGAAAAAGTTAATGGTCTTTCCGAACATATTGTAAAAAAAAAGTTGGACAAGAAAGAAAAAAAAGTCTAACATAGAAATATGGAATTGGTTATCAAAAATAAAGGGGAATTTCTCACGAAATTCTTAAAACCTGTATGTAATATATCAGACTCAGGTAATCTTAAGATACAAGAAAATAAAGTAACATCAATAAATGCCACACAAGATGCATCGGTAATTTTATTTGCGCAAAGTAATATTGAAATTAATACCGATAAACCTGTTGTATTAAATTGCCCCGATCTTCGTAGGTTAGAAAGAATAATAACACTTCTAGATTGTGAAGAAGTCAAATTAAAATATAATGGTAATAGTTTAGGTTACAATGATGGTAAAATAAGATTCACATACCATCTTTTGGAAAATGGAATTATCAATGGACCTTCATTAAGTGCTGAAAAAATAGCAAAACTTGAATTTAATATTCAATTTACCGTTGACCATAATAAAATTATTGAGTTAATTAAAGGGTCGAGTTTTGCAAATACAGCAAGCAAGTTATATATTTCATTTGTTGAAGGTAAAGTTTACGGTGAAATTGCAGACAAAGCAAATAGTTTATTGGATACATTTTCAACAGTGTTAAATGATGACTTCCAACCTAAAGAACCGATAAATGATATACCAATTATATTCGAAACAATAAAAATAATTTCATCGGTTAAATTTGAAAAGCTAACTGTTAATATTAACCCTAAACTTGGGGTTATATTGTTTGAAATAAGTGAAGATCAATATAAATTGAAGTATATTGTATCGGCACTAATGACATGAATAATATTACCACGCAAGGTTATTTTATCAAAAGACTACGTGATTGCGGTTTTGTGGTAATTAAACTGTTTCACAATTATAATTTTATAGATCCACGTAAATGGACAATTATTATTAACCCCAATAGAGAGTCAGTGGTGGTGACTTGTTACTGTAATAAAGATTCTCTGAAGGAAATAATGTTTGAATTCAATGACGGTGGTAATAAAATACCTAAAAATTTTTATTTAACAACAAATTCAATGGAAGTTGTTATATCTTTTTTAATTAAAAGAGGTATATCGAACAACGTTGATTTTAACGATCCTTATATTAAAAAATAATATGAAAATACTGGTACTCGGTAAAGGTTTTATTGGTGAGCGTTTAAGTTTTTTTCTTGCTAAAGCTCCAAACTTTGAGGTACATAACGTAAGTGTAGATATATTAGATTATACAAATCCGGAAATGCTTAGCATGTTTTTAAATTACCATGCTAACACTCAACAGTTTGATAAAGTTATAATTGCATTTGGGTATACCGGTACACCCAACATTGATTCATGCGAATTACCAGAAAATAAGCAACTAACATATCGAAATAATGTTACTATACCGAATAATATTATTGATGTTGTAAATCAATATGGTAGTAGTTGTATATACATTGGGTCGGGTTGTGTATATGATGGGTATGATAAGGAATATACAGAAACCGATGAACCAAATTTTGGGTTATACAATAACGATAGCAGTTTTTATTCAAAAACAAAGCATTTAGCTGAATTAACCTTTGGTCATAAGTGTCATATCTTTAGAATTAGGTTACCTTTTACGTTTATTGACGTTGAAAAGAATTTATTTAATAAACTTTTAAAGTATGAAAAGACTTTAGATGTATTGAACAGTGTAACATGTGTTGATGATTTCTATAATTTTGTATATAACTTTTTACTATTAGATAATCAATCACCTTTACCGTTTGGGCCTTATAATGTAGTTAACCCGCAACCAATTAAAGCAAATGAAATTGTGGAGTTAATGAAGGAAGTAAATATACCTAGTGTTTTCGATAAGAAGTGGAATTTTATTTCAGATCCTGCAAAGTTTAAATTTAAAGCTAATAGAAGCAACACGGTTCTTAACACCGACCTTATAACTTCGCTTGGATTGGGTTTACCTAAAACCGAAACATCTATTAAAAACATATTAATGCTTTATAAGCAAATCTTAACCACGGGTAATGCTGTAATTGAACCCCCTCAAATTGTATCTACAACCGAAACCATACCTACAAGTGCTGTAGAAATATCTTCTTAAATTCATCTAATAAATGAATTTTTTTAGAAATAAAAAAAATAAATTTAAAAAAGGTGATATATACGCAGTACATAAAGGTACGTATATAGGTCATCTATTGGTGTTTATAGAACAAAATACTGAAACAGATACGTTTAATTTTTTATCTACAAATAACCTAGAAAATTTTTACATACCATCGAAAGACGTTAAAGAAGGGGTGGAAAATAATTTATTACGTAAAACAAATGCTGTTTTATCTGGTAAAATACTTGAAATTTGTTTGAAACAATACAAGTTTAATATTGACCATCCTAAAAATACAAATATTATTAAAGAGGATGAAAATACTGATTTTGGATTGCAATAATTTACTGTATAGAACGTTTTGGGTTTCAAAAAATACAATAGGTAATGATAGCGATGGCCCTATTTTAGTTCATTTATTTTTAAATTCTGTTTATTCTTACGTCAATCAATTCAAACCTGATAAGGTTTACACGGTATGGGATAAAAAATTATTGGAAAATTCTACAAATTTTAGAAAAGAAGCATTAATACATCAATATAAAGCTAATAGGGATAAATCTTTAGCTCTAGAAGCACATCAATATGATGAACAGTTAGTGGGTATGTTAGAATCGATCGGTGCTTGTAATTTTTACCCATATAAACTCGAGGCAGATGATGTTATATCATGGCTCACCACAAAGAAAAACAATCATTATACAATTGTAAGTGTTGATAAAGATCTTTTACAGTTGGTAGATGATAATATTGATGTATATTCCCCAATTAAAAAAGACCTTATTACTAAAAATAACTTTACATTAACCAATAAAGGTATCGATAAAAGATATTTTCTAACTTATAAAGCTTTGATTGGTGATAATAGTGATAATATACAGGGTTTATATAAGGTAGGCCCAAAGAAAGGTCTTAAACTTGCTGTTGAAATAGTTGATACAAACAATATTAGTTGTCTCACCGATGAGCAACGTGTTATTTTTGAGAGAAATATGCGAATAATGGATTTACATGTAGGTTATACTATTGAAGATGAATATAAACACTATGAGAAACAATTGGATAACATAGTTGATACAAGGGATTACAATAGATTCGTTAGATATTGTAACGATTTGTCGTTAAACCGTATCATTTTAAATAAACATAAATGGTATAAAACGTTTTTTGAAGCAAATAAATTGAATAAACTTGTTCAACAATTAGGATTATATTAAATACATGTATGATTAACAATATGAGCAATCAACAATTTGTTAGACCTACTGTTATAACCAGCCCAATCAGTGGTGCACCGGTAAAACCACAGTTGAAAACATATGTGCGTAACAATCAAAAAGTTACTGAAGCACATTGGATTGATCCTAACAGTGGTTCATTTATACGAAAAGGTATAGTTAGTATTGAGCCCGCTGGTAAATAAAATGTATATTCCAGAAGAATATGTAATTCAGAAATTTTATCAATACGCAAACAAACCAAAGTATAACCGTCTTACACGTACCTACCAGGGAGGGTGCCCGATATGCAAAGAGGGTAAAAGCTGGGGGTTAAAAAGACGGTTATTCTATGTAGTAAAGAAAAATTTAATATTTTGTCATAATTGTGGGTGGAGTGGTAACCCATTAAAATGGATTACGCAAGTATCAGGAGATTCTTACAATAGCATACTAAATGATTTACAACAGTATGATAGTATTAAAATTGTAACTGAAAAAGAAGAGAAGCAACCTATAACTAATGATTTACCCGATGATTGTATTAACTTACTAGATGAACAACAGTTACAATTCTATAAAGATAATAAAATAATTAACACGATACACAATTATATTATTGAAAGACGGTTGAACACAGCAGTAAATAGACCTAAGACGTTATATACAAGCTTAAAAGATGGTACCCATAAGAACCGTTTAATTATACCATTTTACGAAAATGGTAAACCTATATATTATCAAAGTAGAAGTGTGTTAGATTACGATAAAAAGTTTAAACCTAAGTATCTATCTAAAAGAAACGGTGAGAAGTCATTGTTCAATATTGATAATATCAATAATGATACTGATTTTATTTTTATATTTGAAGGACCTATAGATAGCTTTTTTGTACCTAATGGAGTGGCGGTAGCTGGCATTCAAGAAGATAGTTATTCTACATTTACAGACTTACAATCACACCAAATTAAGAAATACCCACTACATAAACACGTGTGGGTACTGGATTCACAATGGCAAGATGAAGCAGGATTAAAGAAAACGTATAAACTTATAGAGAATAATCAAACAGTGTTTGTCTGGCCAGAAAATATCGGTAAAAAATTTAAAGATTTTAATGAAATGTGTTGTAAAGTTAAAATAGACAAAGTTAACCCAGCGTTTGTTATTGAAAACAGTTACGCTGGGTTAAAAGCTAAGTTAGTATTAAGTAAGATAAAGATATAATTAAGCGTTCTTACCACTGATTAAGTAACCTTTGAACGATTGTACGAGACCGCTAAGTTCGCTAGCTACTCTAGCTATTTTCTTTGATTCAGATGATGCAATTTTTTCAAACATTGTGTCGCAACTAGCGTTATGTAATTTGGATTGAATAGACTCTTGTGGATTCCCGTTAATATATTGCACAAACTCTTCAATCTGTGTTATCCAGCCTTGTAATTCACCAGCTTGCATGTCATAAGATTGTTTAAGAACATCTTTTGTTGATAAAGTTGGTGCTTGTACATCATACTCTGCTGCTTCAGTACCTTGATCAAGTGTAGCTGTCATTGCTTCTCTATCAGAAGCTGCATCATCGTTGGCTGCTTCAATTACTCTACAAAATCTCTTATGGAATACGCTCATATTATTATTTATTCGCAGACTAAATATTTTATATGCCTCACTACATATCTGAAGACGATAAAATGATGTACAATAAATGGGTGCAAGGCATAGCAACCCGGGATCTTAAGGGTAATAACATACTTTTATCTGATTTAAAACAACAAAGCAGTACACAAAATTATACAAATAGTGATGTAGGTTCACCTAATTATAAATTACCAAAAAAACTTCCATACCCTCTCGATACCATTTACGATGACTTAGCTGGTTTTATAGTTTCATATAGTAATATCCTTGAAAAACTTAAAAGAGGGTTTGAAAACCCTATAACAAAAGGCAAGGATAAAGAAAAGTATGATCAAATAATTAGTAAGTTTAAATTAATTGAAACTATACTTAAAGACACTGTCAACACATTTGATGACAAAGTTGAATAATTAATTTTATTCAATATATTATGTAGTATGAATTTTAATAAGGTTATACTAGGTGTAATTATTTGGGTTGCAATGAGTGTTGGTATTGCAATTAGTTTGAATATGATACTAAATGTATCGTTTTTTCCAACTTTTTTTGTTTCTTTATTGGTTCAATATTTTATCAGTGATACCGTGTATAGAATTTTAGCTGCAAAAGATATCACCAAAGCAAGAGAGTTGGAAAAAGAAATGTTAGACCAAATGAGTCAACAGTATGCGCAAGTAAAATGTCCTTGCGATAAAAATACTTCGCAACTTGTAATGTTAAATATTAATCAAGAAAATTTGTACAATTGTAATAGTTGTAATAAAGAATTAAAATGTATAGTTGGTTGGAAATCGTTTCAAACTACCGAACCAGTAACCCAAGATCCGTTTAAAAATTTCAATTTCGTAGAAAATAAAGATTATGAAATACAGTGAAGTAAACCCCACTTTTGCACCACCAATACGTGACGTACCACATCAAATTGATTATACAAATTTAGATCAAAAATGGTCTAATGATTCTGATTTAAATATAAAATATAAATTAGGTCAACAGTATAAAATAACTGACAATACACCTTTATGTGTTTTAGATACTATTGTTGATTGTGTGTTTGACTATATTAAAAGTGTACAGACTGACCCTAATACTAAAATTATTATAGCAAATCACCGTGATATAATTAAAAGTGTAATTAAAAATTTACACGATTCGAAAATAACAGTTGATTATAAACATATTTTATGTATTATTGATGGTATAACATATGCAAATGGAAGAAATTTATACCGCAAAGACAGTAGATGAAATGGGTAGTGAAGAATTAGCAAGATGGTTATGCTTGTTTGAAGCAGTTGATATAGTAACAGAAAAAGCTAACAAACAAAACATTGACCTTAATCAAACTAATGAATGGATCAAACCACTTTCATTTAAAACCTATATAAAAGAAACATATTTTTCGATGCTTGATAAAGTATGTCATTATCGTAATGAAATACCTCGTTTTGATGTACCAGCTTATTCAATCGTTGAAGTTGATAATCAAGATTCAATTGAAATAAATATTGAAACAGAGGAAGAGAGTAAAGATGTGTTAATATGACGTATATAATTGGTACAACTTTTAGTGTAAAGCGTCAGGAGTTAAAACCTGGTATAACTAGTTCAGCTCTTAGACCAAAGAGTAGCGGTAGTTTTTTACCACCAGGTACATACACTATTAATTATATCAAACTAATTAAAGAAGGTGTGGATTATACATTTGTAAATCAAAACGGTGAAATGTTAGTTGTTAATTTTAAATCTATAGGTCAAGCAGATGACTTCATATCTTCTGCAAGAGGGGAAAGAATACCCAATTACACTCAAATATACAGTAAACTAGCTTAAGTACCGTAACCACCGTATACATCATCATTGCTATCAGTATTGTCTGTATAGTTGAATATTTCTTTTGAACTATCATCAAAGTTTTCAGCGTATGGTTTCTGATCCATTGTATTACCAGATAATCCTGCGTATCTACTATCGTAAACTTGATTGTTAACACCTTCTGCAGATAAGCCAGGTTCGTAACTCCATTCGAATCTCTTAGCCTTAATTAACCAAACGTAGTGACCCATCAATTGACTGGTACGTGATGCGTCTTCGTCGAATCTTTCTGTAATTTCAAATTGTTTACCGGTTCTACCATTTGGTCTACCTTCACCGTATTCAGTTAAAACAAATACATCTCCCGCTTTAGGTTCGGTATTTTGACCAAAGGCATTATAAAAACCTTTTATAGATATATAAGCTGTTACTTCATCTTCAGATTGTATACCAAATTTTGTCAACATTATAGCATTTTCATTTAAGTCTACACCTATAACTATTTCTTTAGGATCACCATAATGTCTGGTTGGATCTTCACCATAAAAATTATCGGCTCCAGATAAACTATAATTGTTTACAAAATACGATACTTTTTGACCATACAAATTAATTATTTCCCGCCAATAATTATCGAAAACGTCTTGCTCACAACCAAGTGTAGTTTTATTTAAAAATCTAAAACAAGTATTAACCGGTTGCGAGTACGGATATACTTTTGCACTATTATTACCTTTGTAACGACCCATTGACATATTATTTTGTTTTAACCATTAAAATTTTTCCTGTATTTGTTTTTTTCAAACCAACACCTGTACGTTTCAAACCTTTTACCTTACCTACCGGTAAATGCCTCACGTTAAACATATTTTTTAATTTATTTGTATCTGTATTTGATAAAGTTGTTTGATTTTTATTTTTTTGTTTTTTAAAGTCGTTATATGTTTTAGGTGAGGTTTTAGGTCTTATATATTTAGGCACTGTGTAAGCATGTTTTCTAGTGCTAGGGTCTCTAACAAGGGGGTGTCTATGCCTATGTTGTACTTGTCTATCAAAGTAATCTTTAAATGACCCCAGCATATATATATATTTATTAAAAAACCCTGATAGTTGCCTATCAGGGTTCAATATTTTGTAAACTATTTATTACGCTGGTTGAAAGAATGTATCACCGACTTTTGAACTTGTTGTTGACTTAACAACGTTTGACTTACCTTTAACATTTGTCAATTCTGTACCTTTTGTCTGATTAACTAATGGGTGGCCTTCGTCACCATCATTACCAACCTTGTCAGTTACTTTACCGTCGCCACCTTTACCTGGCTTAGCAAGTTTTGATACTGTGCTGTCGACTACGTTACCTTTACCTTTAACTGGAATAGGGTCACCTTTCTTCTGATTTACGAGTGGATGGCCAAGTTCTTCAGCTTCAATCTCTTCACCATATCCCATCATTGGTTGCTGTTCGTCTTCCTCACCTATTTCTTCGACTTCACCTTCATCTTCAAGTTCTTCTGATCCACTGAGAATATCACTTAACAAAGCGTGAAGATGTTGTGCAACTTCTCTTGGAATGGTAAGAGTAACATTTTCACCCTCATCACCAGCTTCGAGTTCAGGTGCACCAGCTTCTGCCTCAGCTTCAGCTGCACCAAGTGCAATTGCGTCTTCATCACCCATTACATCTTCATAAAGTTTATCGAATATTGATTTACTCATATCATTATTTATATTTTCTTTAGCAATTTTCTTTACCCCCTGTGAAAATTTATTTACATCGTAAAAATTTTCTTTTGTACCACCTGGTTCAATAGGGGTTTGGGGTAATTCAACACCATCTGATTCAGGGCCAGAATTTTTTATAAAAGGTGTTTTTGTTGGTGTTTCTGTTGCTGTTGGTAACGATTGAAATTTAACTTTACCTGGTTGTTTAAAGGTTTTAGCTTTTTGTGGCTTATAATTAGCACCAGTCATTAAATTTGGATTTTTTTTACCACCGAAAAAGTCAAATTTTTCAGAACGTAATTTAGCTAAAACAGCTCCAGCTACTTTTTGACCAGCTTTTTTAGAACCATATTTTTTAGCTGCACCCTTAGCAATTTTCTTAAATTGTTTGCCAGGTTTACCAATATCTTTACCAGCTTTTGCTTGCTTAGCTGAATATGATTTTTTAGCTTCTGTTACATGTTCACCTTTTGGTAATTCACCAGAACCACCCATTGCTTTGTCAATTGCTGAACCTCTGGCTTTTTCGTATTCAGAAAGTTTACCATCTTTATTAAGATCAGATTTAGTTGTATCAATCTCATCTTCTTGATTTAACATTTTTTTAAGTTCGTTAATTGCCATGTCACCTTCTTCATCGGTAAGGCCTTTACCTGTTTTGCTCTTAATATCATCGCTGACATCAAATACAAGTGAATTTATATCCGAATCTTTAGGCATATTTTCGGTTGCGCTCATACAAGCTTTAAGTATGAGTTGTTCGCGGGAATTACCTAATTTTTCAAATTCACCTTCCTCAACCTTTTCATTCACAATTGCGGCACCTTTTGTACCTTTATTGTAAATTTCGGTATACATATTGTTTAAAGTTTTTAAGTTCTTATCACTTGCTGATGAAAAATAGTTACCTGATTGCTGAGGTGTGTAGGTCTTTTCTTCTATTGGCTTGATCGAAGAATAAAGATCTGCAAGACCTTGCATTTGACGTGTTAAATTCATATTTATATTTATTGTCCGCTTACTAAATAATAGAGTGGCAATAGGAAAACAACGAGAACACTACCTGGGTAATCCAAATTTACCAACAGCAAATACTAGCTTTGAGTATACTCCTGAGATGATTAAAGAGATTAAAAAATCATCTGATGATATTGTACACTTTGCTTCAACTTACTTTTATATAATTAGCTTAGATGAAGGTAGAAAATGTATTGAACTACATAAATGTCAAAAACGGGTTCTCAAAAAAATGATGGATAACCGTTTTTTTATACTTTTAGCTTCCCGTCAGATAGGTAAGGCATTAGCATTAGATACGCCTATACCAACACCGAACGGGTGGACAACTATGGGTGAGCTTAAACAAGGTGATCAAGTATACGGTTTAGATGGTAAACCATGTAATATTTTATGTGCGCATGATGTGATGTATGGTAGACCATGTTATAAAATAACATTTGATAATGGTGAAACAATTATTGCAGATGAAGAACATTTATGGTTTACAGAGTCGAAAAATGAAAGATATAAAGGCGGAACTGTTAAGACAACAGGTGAAATCTGTAAAACATTATTAGCTGGTAAAGAGCCTAACCATCGTATACCAATGTGTATTAATGGTGTTACATATGAATCTAGTAATTTACCTATTGATCCTTATGTGCTAGGTATGTGGCTAGGTGACGGTACATCAAGTGGTGCTACTATCTCAATAGGTAAACGTGATTTAAATGAAACGATAGATACACTTAAAACATATCAATCACAATTTGATAAATTAACTTTACACGAATATTATGCAGATAATTATACATTAAGGTTATCTACAACAAGTAATGTTAAAACCAAAAGTTTATCTACATTATTGCATGATAATAACTTAATAGATAATAAACATATACCGACTGCTTACTTACAATCTTCAAGACAACAAAGATTAAAATTATTACAAGGTTTAATTGATAGTGATGGTTATATCAATAAAAACGGTGTTTGTCAATTTTATAATACTAATATACGGTTGGTTAAACAGGTAAAAGAACTGGTTGAGAGCCTTGGCTACAAAGTTACATTTAAACAATATACCCCTACATTAAACGGGGTCGAATGCGCTGAATGCGGGTGTATTACTTTTACACCTATTGAGTATGTAGCAACTTTAATGTTTAAAAAGTCGCGTATAAAACCTAAACCACTACATGTACAATCAAAATTTAGATCCCAATGGCATTATATTAAAAATGTTGAGAAGATTGACTCTGTACCTGTAAGATGCATAACTGTAGATAGTAAAGATAATTTATTTCTCTGTGGTAGACAGTATATACCCACACATAACACCACATTAATGACAATATATGCACTTTGGTTTGCTTGTTTTAACGATGATCAAAAAGTGTTAATTGTTGCAAATAAAGAAGGTACCGCTAAAGAAATTTTTAGTAGAATACGTTTAGCATATGAAGAATTACCTAATTGGTTGAAAGCAGGTGTTAAAGAATATGGTAAGGAATCCATGGTTTTGAGTAATGGTAGTTCAATAGGTATAAGTACCACAACGGGTACAGCTGCCCGTGGTATGTCAGTCAGTTTACTTATTTTGGATGAGTTGGCGTTTATTGAACCACACATAGTAAATGAGTTCTGGAAATCAGTGTTTCCCATTGTTTCGTCATCTAAAAAATCAAAAATCTTTATAGCTTCAACAGCCAACGGGACAGATAATTTATTTTACGATATATATTCCAAAGCAGAAGCTAATAAAAATAATTGGGCTTACGATAAGGTTCTTTGGAGTGAGATTCCTGGTAGAAATTTACTGTGGAGACGTGAAATGATACTCGCTCTTGGTAGCGAAGAGGCATTTGATCAAGAGTTTGGTTGCAAGTTTATACAAACAGGTGAATCAGCAGTTGATGAAGTTTTATTTGCACATTTAAAAAAGAATATACGCCAACCACAGTTTGTTTTAGATGAAGGTAAATACTATGTTTATAAAGACCCTGAACCTAACGGTGTTTACGTTGTGGGTGTTGATGTAGCGGAAGGTCTGGGTGAAAATTATACGTCAATCCAAATTTTAGATTTACAAGATTTGACCAATATTGAACAAGTTGCGACCTATAATTGTAACACAATTGCTCCTATTCACTTCACAAAAAAGTTGCATGAAATTTTAACGCAATGGGGTAACCCATTGGTGTCAATAGAAAGAAATAACTGCGGGGGTCAAGTAATTGATCAATTGTTTTATTCTTATAATTACACTAATATTTTAACTTACGGCTATGGAAACAGCTTAAAAATTGCAACCAATAAAAAAGGTATTACATCACACTCTAATATAAAATTTAAAGGGGTGATGAATAAAAGATATTGGTTAAAAGAACAAAAAGCTGTTGCAATAAGGGATGAAAATACGTTAAAAGAACTTAAGAATTTCGTAAGATACCCTAACGGTTCATGGAAAGCTAGACCTGGTGCGGATGTATTTGATGACCGTGTAATGAGTCTAGTATGGGCTCTAATTGTATTGGATAACGAACTTGTTGAAAAATATTTTCATGTTGAAAAGTATGATGAAAATAAAAGACCGTTAATTATTAAACCATATCACGATACATCAAATGTTGCTTTACATTCATTTAATTCAATTTACAACGGGATGAATAATTTACAACAAGGTTTACCTACACCTTTTGTATTTACATCAAATGAAGGTGAGCCAAATGAAGACTTAGATGAACTAAAAGCAATGGGGTACTCTTTCTTACATCAACAAAGGTACTAATAAATATTATTGTGGCAGATATACCAGTCAATTCATTACCGTATACGCAAGCTCCGATCAATAAACAGAGAGCGGATAAATTTATTCTTGTGTTAACACCACCTAAGATATTTAGAGAATTTGATATCGGTAACATTTTTCCAACAAGTATACAATATAGTGTGTATGGTACTATAATACCTGAAATCAGTGTACCATCTACAACTTTAGGGTTTGGTAATCAAAGTATTAAAGTATCAACTTATTCAAGAACACCTTATAATGACATCACTGTAAACTTTACTGTAGATAATAGATTTCATAATTACTATTTTATCTATAAATGGTTAGATATTTTAAATGATGATAAAGACGGTATTTTTGCAAAATCTGACCAAGGTGGTATAGATGATGTGGTTAAGTCTATATCAAGAAAGAATTACAAACAAGGGTTATCTGAGTCAGACCTTTACTATACTGACTTTACTTTATATAGTTTAGATGAGTATAATAATAAAATAGCACAATTTACATACACCAAAGCATTTCCAGTAAATTTAGGGTCTTTAACAGCTAATTACAGGGATGCTACTCAATATGATACAGCTTTTACATTTTCATTTAATCAATTTTACATGAAACTTTTGATCTAGAAAAAAAGTGGTACGTAATCAATAAATATAAATATGCCTATCACGAATAATAATAGATTAACTAGCCCAGGTGTGCAAATAAATGAGGTTGATCTCACGCTTAGAGCAGCATTAAAAATCGGTACAAATGTGCTCGTTGCAGGTTTCGCTCCTCAGGGTCCAGCTGATGAAGTAATACAAGTTACATCAAGATCCGAATTTCTCGATATTTACGGTGCACCGACAAATGCTGCAGAAAGGTATTTCTACCATTCAGTAGCTCAGTTATTTAATAGCCCGGTAAATGTGTTGGTTAATAGATTACCTTATGGTGACAACACCGGTGAAGGATTTAGCCAGACCTTTTATAGTGCACTTGTTTACCCTGTTACAGCTTATAACGGCACAGAGTTAACAAGCAACCTTGCTTATACATCAACCAACCCTATTTCGACATATTTTCTTGGTGCTCCTTATCTTGTAAATTTACCGCTTTCAGCATATAACGCATTGTTATTACAAGAAGGTACATCATTTACATGGTCAGCTTCATCAACTGATTTATCATCACTTTTAGATTGGAACAGCTCTGATTTAAATATTCAAAATTTAGCTAGTGCTGGTGTAATTATTCTTAATAGTGCTCAAGTTGCTAACAACAACAGATTTGAAGGTTATTATACGGCTATAGTAGATAACACAAATTATAACCCTGCAACACCATTTGATAATGTTATCGGTGTAAGAGGTGTTTCAACATTGTTGGATTCATATAATCTTAATAGCAATACATACGCTTCAACATTACCATCTACACGTCTTAACTTCCAACTTGCATTACCATCAACGGAAATTCCTGCTGGTAACACAGTTTCAGAGGTTATTGAGGCAATTCCAACATATAATCTTAACACAAGAGGTTTTGATGATACATTAACCCTTGCAGTGTTTAAATTACGCCAATCAACGTTCTCACCCGATACCATTAAGCTTGATTTCGTTTATCAAGAAGGTTATATTGGTTCACTTGATTTTAATCGTCAAATTAACAGTGAAAATGGTGGTCAACCTATAAGTTTCTTTTTACCAAAAGTTGCACAAACAAGTCCAAATGTTAAAGTTCTTGTTAACCCGTATATTTCTGGTGAGATATATCAACCTGCAGGTGCACCAGATTACAGAACAACAACTTGGTTAAGTTTAGATGGTTTACCTAAGACCAAAGTAAGAATGGCAACAAATACACTCACATATTTGTTATCATCCACAGATATTACAGATAGTGAATATACATCAATTGTTGGTGCAGCATCAGGGGTTGTTCAAAGTGCAGCAACTGGTATTGGTAGCGATGGTGGCTATCTTTGGGCTCAGGGTGTATTTACACCAACTCAAATAACAAATAAGAGTGTTGGTAGCATACCTAATAAATTAGATCGTTTATTTGACAGATTGTCAAATATTGACCTTTATGATATTGATATTGTTCTTGACGCAGGTCTTTCAACAATATTCACTACATGTCAAACATTAGGTACCAATTACTTTGATGACACGGTTAGCATGTTACAGTTTGTAGATGGTTTGAGAACAGCTAAACCAACCACTGACATTTTAGGTGGTAATGATACAGATGCATCAGCAATTATAACAAACTGGAATGTTATATTCTCACAGATGAATTCATTCTGCCAGAACACCAGAAAAGATTGCTTGCTTATTGCTGATGTATATAGAAACTTGCTTGTTGATGGACCCAACCTTAAAACAATAAGCCAAGGTAGCTATAACTTCGGTCAATATATTTACTCACCGTTAAAACATTTGTTGTATAATGCTAACACAAGTTACGCTTGTATATATGGTACATGGGCTAAAGTATTTGATTCGTTTAGCAGCCAACAAGTTTGGATACCATTCAGCGGTGTTGCAGGTCAATTGATGGGTAACACTGATGCAAACTTTAAACCATGGTTTGCACCAGCTGGTTTCACAAGAGGTTTAGTGCAAACAATTACTGATATTGCATTTTATCCAAATCAAGCACAACGTGATCAATTATACCCGTTAAGTATAAATCCTGTTGCATTCTTCCCAGGTGAAGGGTTTGTTGTAATGGGTCAGAAAACATTATTAGACAAGCCAAGTGCATTTGATAGAATTAATGTAAGGAGATTGTTCTTGGTGTTAGAGAAACAAACAAGAAATACAGTTAAGTATTTCATATTTGAACCTAATACATTGTTTACAAGATCTAGTCTTGTTAATGTTATCAACCCAATATTTGATGATGCTAAAAATACTGAAGGTGTATATGATTATCTCATTGTATGCGATGAAAGGAATAACACACCTGAAGTAATTGATCAAAATCAATTGATTGTTGATATTTACATTAAACCTGTAAGAACTGCAGAGTTCATCTTAGTGAACTTTATTGCAACGAGAACATCGCAGAACTTCCAAGAGTTGGTAGGATAAAAACAGGTAAATATTAATACAGAAGGGACCGTTTTTCGGTCCCTTTTTTATGTAAAAAAAACCCATCCAAGAATAAATAATTATATGCCAGACGTAAAGCAAACTATAGCCGATTTTTACAGAGTAGCATTACAACGTGATTTTGCACGTAATTTTCAATTTAGATTACTTTCAATGAACACGGGTGGTGCTAGTACTATTACATTCGATGAGAATGATTTGGTTTACTTGACAGCTGGTTCACTACCTGCAAGATCAATCCAAAACGTTGCAGTACCATACATGGGTCTCAATTTTAACTTACCCGGTGTAGCAACTTACGATGGCTCAGAAGGTTATAATTTAACATTCTATTGTGATTCAAGATCACAAATACGTCGCAAATTCGAAGATTGGTCACGTGATATATTCGACGATGCAACAAGCACAGGTAATTATTTTGCACCAAGACAGACTGCAACAATTGATATGTTACAATTAGATACCCAGCTTAATAGAGTATCACAATATCAGTTAGTTGGTGTATCAGTAAGAACCGTTGGAGCAATTGAGTATAATATGTCATCTGGTACAGGTGATGTTGTTAACTTTACAGCAACTGTAGCATACCATTACTTTAGAAGATTAGCCCCACCAAGAGGACAGTAATTCTAAGATTAAATAATCTTAGATGAATAACCCAATAACAGATGTAGTAAGGGGTTTAGGTGAAAATATATCAGGTGTTTTCACTGGTACAAATTCGTTAATTGCACCTCAAATAACGAATATTTTTGGTTACACAATTCCAGGTATACCACTAATTAGTGCGAGGGATTATTTTATTGCACAAATGGAGTCGTGGTTAACTGCTATACCACTTAAAACTCAATGGTTAGTATTAATACAAGGTTACCCTAAAGCTTTAACAACGCAAACATTGCAAATGCTTGAACGCACAGAAGGTAACACCCACAACTTTAATATAAATAGTGCTGTTACAAAATTAAAATCATTTCCATTGAATAAAGTTGTAGGTTGTATTTTCGCACAAGGTGTAGGTATACCTGAAAATGAAGTTAATAATACATCTTCTACTGAAAATGGGTTTAATAGAGGTTTTTTAAACGGTTCAGTTAGTAACGGTAGAACAGGTTTCGATTCAGGCTTTCAAATCAACTTTTTGGAAACCAATACATCGTTTGTAGATTTTGTAATTAGACCATGGGTAATTTTAAGTGAGCATTATGGTTATGTTGCAAGACCAATTAACGAAGCAGAAAAAGACGTCAGTACAACTATAACAATTTTGCAGTATACTAGATCGTATCAAAAACTATCTATGATACCTCGCAAAATTTGGACTTTTTATAATTGCTATCCAACTACAGTGGCAAGTAGAGAGTTGGTGTATGAGGGTGAAGCAATTGATACATACCCGGTAACATGGAGATATAGTAATTATGCGGTACAAAATACGCTATATTTACCATTACCTGATATAATTAATAGAATAAGATCAGGCAATATTATACCACGTATATCGCCATTACAGGGTTAAAATTGATTTAAACTTATATTATAGATAAATTATTTACGTGGCTTTTACTATCCGCATATATTTACCATACAGTAAAAAAACTGTTTCTATTAAACAGTTTACTAATTTGGAATATAAAAATTTACTTAAAACATTAACCAATAAAAATTATAGTCAATGTAATAATTTTATTAACAGTCTTATATATGATTGCTCCTTTGGAGAATTGACGGATATAAATTTTATAGATAAATTCGTTACACTACTTAACTTACGTTGTATTTCTATAGGTGACACTCTAACCCAATCTATACAAAAAGATAGCGCTAAGTATAACTTAAATTATAGTATATATTCAATAATAGATAAAATTGTAAACAACTCACAACTAACTTTTGCAGATAACATACAGTATGGGTTATTACAAGTTACTACTGGGGTACCTAAACAAATTTTTATCAACCCGCAAGATATTCACAATTTTATATATTCAATTAAAATTGGTAATAGAATTTTTGATCTTAACAATTTACCTGAAAATGAAAAAATTGAAGCTATCAATATATTACCAGGTCAGATTATGTTGAGATTGTATCAAAGCATATATCTTTTTAAACAACAAATACAAGATTTTGATATTTTAACTCTCAAAGTTAATATTGAAACAAAAGAAGAAACACCTGTTAAGCTATATCTAGACCAAGATAATATGCATGCTTTATTATCCGTATTTTTTAATGAACATTTAACCAATATATTTTTAAAGCAATTTATTTTATCAAAACAGCATAATATTGATTGTAATTATTATGATTCTTTACCACCTGTAGAATCAGATATATTTTATAATTTTCATAAAGAATTGCAAGAACATGAAAAACAACAAAATGAAAGCACAAAAGGTGTTTCAATAGGTGTACCACCATCAAGTGAATTTTAGTTGATATGTATCTTACAGCATTATAAATAGCAGTATGACAAAAGAAGAAGCATTTAAGATTAACGAACTTTATCGTGAAATAGATTTATTAAAAAGTGCAAATAAGATTCAAACACAAACAATTGAAAAGCTTGAAGCTGAAAACAAGTTGTTAAGTGTAGCAGTTAATGTCGAAAAGATTCTAAATAGGATTGAGATAATAAATAAAAAGAAAGAGTGATGAAGAATTTGTATATCATTACAGCTACAAAAAACCAAATAAAAGTTTTTAATTCTAAAACAGGTACACTATTAAAAACTTTTATTTTGCCTGGTAATTTAGTTAATGGCCCGGTTCAATCTGATGATATATTTACGGTGGTTATAGACCTCAACGGTCAGCAACAAGGTAGAATATATAAGTTACCTAATTGTTTCTTACAAAGAACATTTAAAGTGTAAGAGTGGATTTTTAATTTTCATAATTTACTATTGAATTATGAATAAATTAGAAAACACACAATACTTCAAGTTAGTTGAATATCCAGTTGTTTTAGATAGTATAGAGATTACTTCTAATTACGATAAAAAAGCTTTCGTGGGATTTCCTATTCGTAATGAATATGATAGAGTGAGACATAAAATACCTGACGAATATAACCCGACTTATGTTCGTCACGATGATGGTAATACATATTACGGTATTTGGTCGGACCTAACTAGAGAAGGAAATGAGTTGTATAATTTTATAAGCGATTTTAAATTGCTTAATATTACAGATATTAAAACGTCGATGAATATCTGCGCAAAAGAATATGATATTAATTTATCTGAATCATTTTTATTGACGAATAAAGACACATTAGCATTAACATTCGATCAAGGTAAAAAATATATAGATAGCAACCATTCTAACCTCGATGCTATAGCTTATAACTGTTCTAGCGCACCAAGTTACGTAAAAGTTACTGGGATGTATATTTTCCTATTTTACTATTGATATAACACCAAAATAATATATAAATAACGATATTCTATGAACGTAATCAAACGAAACGGTGATAAAGAAACTTTCAACGAAGAGAAAATATTGTCTGTTGTAACAAGATGCTGTGCTGATATACAGCATGTAGATGTTACACAGGTAATGTATAATGCAAAGATTAAACTATACGACGGTGTTCCAACTACGGAAATAGACAAGGCTTTAATTAAGTCAGCAAGAGCTCTTATTGAAGAAGAGCCGAATTACACATATGTTGCAGCACGCCTTCTTCTTACAACTATATATAAGGAAGTTTTCGGTGAAAATACCGATAACGATCTGTTTGAACTTCAATACAGGAAAGCCTTTATTTCAAACATAAAGAACTTAATTGATGAGGGTATTGTAAGTAAAGAACTTAAAAAGTTTAACCTTAAAAAGCTTTCAGAGTTTTTGTCTGTACCACATGATAATAATTTTGAGTACCTTGGTCTACAAACTGTATACGATCGCTATCTTTATCACATCAAAGGTCGTCGGGTTGAAACACCTCAGGCATTTTGGATGCGGGTTGCAATGGGTTTAGCAATTAACGAAAAAGCTGAAGACCGTGATGAATGGGCTATTAAGTTCTATAATGTGTTGTGTACATTCAGCCTAATATCATCTACACCGACCTTATTCAATAGCGGTGGTGTACACAATCAATTATCCTCATGTTTCTTGTCAACGTTTGAAGATAGTATAGATGGTATTTTCGATGGGTTACATCAAGAGGCTCTCAAGAGTAAATACGCTGGTGGTCTTGGTATGGATCTTACAGCATTCAGACCTCAAAATTGTTACATTAAAGGTACTAACGGTTACACCCAAGGAGCGGTATATTTCTGGAAAGTTTACAATGACATGCTTGTTGCCGTAAATCAGGGTGGTAAACGTAAGGGTGCGGGTTGTGCTTATCTCGAATCATGGCATGGTGATGTAAATGATTTTCTCGAATTGAGAAAAAATACCGGTGATGAACGTAAGCGTACTCATGATATGAATACCGCTAACTGGATTCCTGATTTGTTTATTCAACAAGTTAATAAGGATGGTCCTTGGTATCTTTTTTCACCAGCTGAATGTCCAGAGTTGCATGAAACTTTCGGTGAAGAATTTGAAAAGATATATTGGAATTATGTCGATAAAGGTAAGGCTGGTAAGCTTAAATTTTTCAAAGAAATAAGTGCAAAAGATCTTTGGAAAAAGATGTTAAGAATGATTTACGAGACTGGCCACCCTTGGATAACATTTAAGGACCCTTCTAATATTCGTTATAGTAATCAACATGTAGGTGTAGTTCATTCAAGTAATCTTTGCACTGAAATACTTTTACATACCAAACCAACATCATACAAAGATGATGGTACACGTAAGGTGAAGGAATACGGTGAAACCGCAGTATGTAATCTTGCAAGTATTAATCTAGCTAAGTTTGTTACACCTTCTGAAGGTATTAATTGGGAAGGTCTTGAAGATACTATACGTGTAGGAATGCGAATGCTTGATAATGTTATTGATATCAATTTTTATCCTACCGAAGAAGCACGTAAAAGCAATATGAACCACAGACCCGTTGGGTTGGGTTCGATGGGTTGGCATGACCTATACCATGCATTAAATGTTGCTATGGATAGTGAACTTGCAGGTAGTCTTGCAAGTCAAATATACGAGTTTATTTCATTTAATGCAATTAAAGCAAGCAGTGAACTTGCTAAAGAACGCGGTACATATCCTTCATACGATGGGTCGCTTTGGACTAAAGGTAAATTACCGGTTGATACATATATTGAATTGATAAAGTATCGCACTGGTAAAACACTAAAGCGTGACAGTCTTGAAACACTTGATGACTGGGATATATTGCGTACACATATTAAGAAGCACGGTATGCGTAATAGCAATACCATGGCAATAGCACCTACTGCATCAATTAGTTCTATTACCGGTGCAAGTCAAAGTATTGAACCATACTTTAGCAATATTTTTGTGTATAGTACTTTATCGGGTGATTTCACTATGGTAAATAAATGGTTTGTTGAAGATATGAGAAAGTATGGTTTATGGAATGAGTCTATGCTTTCTCACCTTAAGAATAATAATGGTGATATTCAAAACTTTAATTTTGAAGCTACTGGTAAAATTAAAGCAAATGAAATTGCAAATATTAAAGCAAAATATAAGACTGCATTCCAAGTAGATCAGTTTAAATTAATTGATAATGCTGCGTATAGGCAAATTTGGATTGATCAAGGTCAAAGCTTAAACCTCTACAACGATAAAACATCGTTGAAGCATTTAAATGACCTTTATATGCATGCATGGGGTTCATGTTTAAAAACAACGTATTACTTGCGAGGTAAAGGTGCAAGTGAAGTTGAGAAGAGCACTGTTTCTAAGAATGAAATCCAACAGGCTGAACCGGTGGAGGATAACGAACCTAAAATGTGCAAGATTAATGATCCTAGTTGCATGAGCTGTCAATAAATATGATATTCAATCATGAGCTTGGAAAATTAACAGAAGATGAATTAGGTTTACTTCAATACATTATTACTAATAAAGGTAGTGATGAAAGTATGCTTAATATTATTAACTCTATTCGTAAAGAATATATAATTAATTATTTTGTTAGAAATAAGCAAACCTTCAATCAGAAAGGGTTGGAGGTTGCTCAATCTTTAATAACAAAATTAATTGGAGAACAAAAAAGTGCTGCACTGTAAAACGTGTAGCTCCTGGTAAGAGCGTTAAGAAAAAACTTGGTACTAAAACACAAGTATACTACACTATTGGCAATAAATTTTTCGTATGAAGACAGGTACTATTATTTCAGCAAATCAAACAGGTGTTAATCAAATATTACCCCATGTTAACAAGTGGGCTTGGGATCTTTATAAAACAGGTAAACGTAATAATTGGGACCCAGAAGAGATTGCAATGACTCGCGATATTCAAAATTGGAACAGCGGTGTTCTAACAGAAGATGAAAAACGTGTTGCAAAAAGAACACTTGGATTCTTTGCTGGTAGTGAGAGCCTTGTTGGTAATAATCTGGTGACATTATATCAATATGTAACTGACCCTGAATGTAGACAATATATGTCTAGACAGATATGGGAAGAATGTTTACATAATGATACAATTGTACATGTTTGCGATTCCTTGTCATTAGATATAACCGAGGTATATCAAGCATATACCTCAATACCTTCTATTAAAGCAAAAGATGATTTCTTGATGAGTGTAACAACGGGTATACTTAAAAATGTAGATGTAACCACCACAAGGGGTTTACAAGAAGTTGTTAGAGCAGCATTTCTTTATTGGATTGTATGTGAAGGTACATTCTTTTTCTCAGGATTTGCAATGTTACTTGCAATGAAAGACAAGTTACCTGGTGTAGGTGAACAAATTGAATACACACTTCGTGATGAAAGTAACCATATTAAATTTGGTACAGCGGTAATAAACAAAATTAAAGAACAGAACCCTCAAATTTGGACTAAAGAGTTCGAAAATGAGTTGACTGAATACCTTAGAGAAGCAGTTGCACTTGAGATCGCTTATGCGAACGATGTTCTCCAAGGTGGTATACTTGGTTTAAATTCAAGTATGTTTGTACAATATATGGAATACATTGGTAATAGAAGACTTGAAGGTGTAGGAATGTTATATAGATTTCCAAGTGATAAAAACCCGTTTAAATTCTTGAGTGAAGTTCAAGATCTTATTAAAGCTAAAAACTTTTTTGAAACTAGAGTGATAGAATATCAAAGTTCGGGTGCACTCAGTGATGATTTTTAATATGCATTTAGCTAAAATAGATAGAGCAGAAGTGATTAAGTTATTTAGCAACTATCCAGAAGATAGTTTCGACCACACTTATATTTTTTATGATTGTATACCATACTACGATAAAAATAATTTTTGGTTAACATCACCTGCAGCACTGTTTGATAGTAATGCGAAAATAGGTGGTATTTGTTTTTATGTATATGATATGTATAAAGATTTAATATATCTTGACATAAAACGTATTTTAACAACTACAGATAATCGAGGTAAAGGTTACGGTACTGCATTACTTTCAAATATTAGAAAACATGCATTGGAAAATGATGTAAAGTATATTAGAATGTTTTGCGACCCCGATTCGATAGATTTTTATCGTAAAAATGGATATTATTTTCACGGTGAAACTGACGAAGGTTATGCATTTGTATTCCAACCTATAGCAGAGTTTGAACGTAGTGCAGAAACTGTAGAGTTAGAGCAAGAGTTTATACATCATCAACTTAAAAAATATAATGGATGTATTTACCATTGATTTTTGATTGGTGTTATTATATTCTTAACGAATGAAGACGCCGGTATTGGTAAAACCTACCGATGAGTTGGTTTTAATTTTAGACTATTGTTGGATGCCTTTACATATAACATCAGTACGTGAAGGTGTAAAAAAACTATTCACATTCGGTGGTAAACATAAAAAGAACCCTAAAGTTAGAGCGTTAAACAGAGTCGGTGAACCGGTCTGTTGGGAGGATTGGGTTAATTCAGGTGGTACACACTATTATGAAAACCAACCTTTTATTCGATCAATAAATCAGTTAATACCTGTACCTACAATATTATTAACTACGGCACATTTTTACCATCAAGCAAAGAAAATGCCTAAACTTTCTCTCCTTTATAAGAAATATAAAGGTATTTGTCAAATTTGCGGTTTACATAAACCGCAAGATATAATGACTCTTGAGCATATATACCCAAAATCTTTCGGTGGTACACTTGATTGGTTTAATATTACTTTAACGTGTCAACCCTGCAATACTAGAAAAGGTCAAATATACCCATACCCAAACTATAAAGGTGAGGAACTTACTGGTACCACCTACGATAAATACGATAAATTACAATACAAAGTATTGAAAAGGGAAGAATGGAGACCATATATATTTAGATAATATGAAATTTTTTAAACAAATAGACTACAGTAGTATACTAGGTGATGAGCAATACTTTTTAGATTGTATTAAAAAGTATAAAGTGTTAGTCGTCAAAAGCTACATTTTTAATACGCCTATCACTGAATTTATAGAAAATTATATTAAAAAATTTGGTAAAATAGTAGACTCACAAGAAGATTTAAAAACCGGGGTAACTACAGGTGAACAACTAATGGAAATTAGCTTTGATCCAGAAGATCAAAAGCAATACCGTACTGCAAAGGCTAATCAACCCCTACATACAGATTATAGTTATGTTAATGTTGATAATAATATTCAATTTTTAATGTGTGTAAAAAAAGCTCCAATAGGTGGTGCTACCACATTTATTGACACTCGTTTATTAGTAGAATTGTTACTAGCGGATAATGAAGAAGTTTTATTTAATGATTTGTTATCTATTCCAGTATTGCATGCTAAAGGTAATAGAGTTAAAAGACGGTGTATTTTAGAAAAAGTGACGGACGATTATAAAATTAATTGGAATTACCCCCCTGCTAAAAGAGCATTAAATACACATGCAGCTAAAGATTTAATTGAAAGATTTAAAAATTGGTTAGATAATCGTGTTGAAAAATCTGGATTAGTTCACAGCGTTTTACTTAAAAACAACGACACGGTCTTTTTTCATGATTATAGAGTATTACATGGCAGAAATTGTTATTTTGCCTCTAAAAAAGGTGACCGTTGTTTATTAAAAAGTACATTAATTATCGGATAATTTTCCTATTGATTTATTTTTGGATTACTATATAATAACATTATGCAAAATAAGCTAACTAAGCAGCAAGCAGAAGCTAAGATATACGAACTCACTGAAGATCTTATTCGTATTCGTCAAGAAAAGAAAGATATGAACGCAGGGTATCGTGAAAAAATTAAAAGTATTGAAGATGAGATTCAATGTATTATTGATGATGTAAAAGAGAAAGAAAATCCTTAATATGAAATATCAAGTTGTACTTGAGATTTTTACAGATGATACTGTTGATATAACAAAACGTGCAACTAAGAAAAAGATTGAAGAAGAGATATTAAATAAGTATACATCCGGTAACTTGTTTAAACGGGTTAACGGGATAAATAGAATTAATCTTGCAGTGAAAGCTGCAGGTGTTGTTTGATATTGAGACGTTGCATAATGGTAGTGCTTCTGACTTTGGATCAGACAGTGGTGGTTCGATTCCACCCGTCTCAGCCATTACCGAGAGTCGTGGTAAAATAATTCGATCGAAATTTGTCATGCAGACTAAATATTTACATGACAAAAATAGAACTAAAATGTTCCATTTGTACCAAAATATCACATAAATGGCCGTATGAATATAGGGCTATAAAAAATACAGAACATTATAAATGTAAAAAATGTAAACGAATTAATTACGAAACAAGACAGTGCCCGTCATGTTTGAAACAGTTTAATACCCCTTCAAAAAGTAAAAAGATTACTTGTTCGTATAAATGCTCTAACAAAATATTTAGAACCGGGCCCAATAATGGTAATTGGAAGCATGATGTATATAGAAGTACTTGTTTTTACTACCATAAAAAAGAATGTATTATTTGTAAAGAATGCAATATTGTAGCAGTTCACCATTACGATATGAATCATAATAATAACAACCCTTGCAATTTAATACCTTTATGCCCCACTCATCATCAATATATGCATAGTAAATTTCATATTGAAATAAAGGATCAAGTCGATAAATATATACGTAATTTTAAACTCGGGTTCGCCTAGCTTGGTATGGCACCACATTTGGGATGTGGAATAACGTGAGTTCAAATCTCGCACCCGAGACCATTTTTGTTCTTTAAAAATTTGATCATTAGTGATATAGAATTGTAAAACACCTCCAGTCTGGGGGGGGGA